TCATTCCACAGCCCCCAGTCGCGCCGCAAACTCGGTATCAGTATTGGCGAGATCATGAACCCGCTGGCGAGCATCCTCTAGCCCCAGCTTGATCAGCTCTAGACGCTGAGCATTGCGCTGGTGGAGCAATTGAAACAGCGAATTGATCGACTCCCCGTAGGCAACAAACCCCTCCCCCGCTGATGCTGGCTCATAGTGCGGTGTTTCGCGAATATGCGCTTGGTATTGCTGCTCTGCTTCTTCAATCATCGACGCCAGCATGTCTAGCGCACGACCAGAATCAATGGTTATTCCGTGCATGAGAAAACCCCCTTGTTATACGGTCACATCACGTTGTGCCTTCACAATGTTTGGACGTAATATAGGGGATTAAATATTCTCCATATTTTTAATGCTATTTGTGCAGGTAGTTGTACGTTTCACTCCTTTACTATTGGTGCTACGCTAGAATTGTAGCTTGTTTTGTAGCTCATTTTCGAACCAATTAAAAATTCATACTTTTTATTAAATATGCGTGTTTTATGCGACGGCATAGAAAAAGCCCCACCGGACAAAATCCAGTGGGGCAAAAACACACCCTAACGAATCTTCTTCCAACCCGCCGGATACGCGGTCGGGGAAAACGCATTCGACTCGATCGCACTTTCATAGATGTGCCCCTCGAATTTCACCTTTTTGCCTAGTGGGTAGGCATCATGCCCACCAGTCGGCTGCTTGAAATCCTCAACAGTATTAGGGTCTTCCCACGCGTCATCCTCCCCGAATTCATCCTCTGGGGTGGCCTCCTCATAGAAATGCCCAATCAACGTATCTGGGGTGTGGGTGGGGTCGAGGGTCTCTACATCACGGGTCACCCGGTAGAGTTTCCCGCCGTGTGTGGTGTACTGGCCTTCGTGTAGCTCAATGCCGGCTCGCCACGGGATCGGGTTTTTCACGGTGCCGGCCTCAACCTCGTGACCCGCCTCGTCTGTGATTTTGGGGATTGGGGTGATGTCCAGCCAAATCGTTGGTAGCACACCCTCACCCCCCGGCTGCCAGTGATTCAGGCCCTCGAATTGCGACAGGTAGATTTTTTCACCGACGCGCACAATATCACCCCTGCGATACATGGCCGCATGATCGGTGTGCGGATTCGCCCACTCAGGCACATCCGTAAGGTCCTCCGGCAGCTTATCCGGATCAGTAAGCGCGTCCGGCTTCGTCAATTTACCCTCATCCTGTAGGGCTTTTACCACCTCAGCCTGAGCGGAATTGACTAGTGGGAGTGCTTGACGGCGCTGGTATTCCTGCGTGCCAGCCCATATGAAAAATTCGCCCCACTCGGGGTCAGTGAGTTTTTTAACCTGCTCTTTTACAGCCTCAACAGACATAATGTTTCCTTTCTAATTACTTGTCACCGCTACTGGCGTCAAGAAAGCTTCTTCCAGTAACGGACACTATTCCACGGGTAGTAATAGAACGACGACTTGTGCGTTTCACGACATTCATAAATGCCGTTGAAACTTGACCCTTGGTCACTGACCTCCACGGTGTCACCCTCCTTGTACAGGACGCCAAGCTCAAACTCTCCCCTAGACGCGACAATATTGGGGACGGTTGACGAGGCTGTTGACTTCGGGGCCTTATCCTGCACAACACCTGGGACGATAGCCGCCCTCCAAATGTCGCCGGTAAACTCAACCCACTCAATGCCCGCTTTTGCAACCAAAAGGTTCCCCGAGGCGGAATCGGCGTTCCCGACGCTCGGCGTAAGACCTATTTGCCGGTAGACATTATCCCGCCCCTTCACCAATAGAAATGTGTAATCCCCTTTCGGAAGAAGGTATCTTGTGCGTTCGACAGGTTGGAAAACCCAGCCCTCGCCGCCGCCCCCCATTTTCCCGAGGGAAACAGTCTTAATCGACATCTCTTACACCCCTGTAATCTTGTGAAGTTCCATAGTGCTTTCGTCGAGGTAATAGTCCCCCACGGCAGCGCCGGGAATCGTGGCTGGGGGTTTCCCCTTGCCGGAGAAAAACGCAGGCCTGCCAGCCGTGAAAGCTTTTACTCCCGAAATAGAGGATTTTATCTCCTCAATAGCACCATCAAGCCCCGTGACCTGCGCCGTAGTATGCGTATGCTCCTCCGGTGGGAACTTCGCGGGCTTTTCTTGCAGCTCACCCCACGTATTGACCGGCTTAGGAATAGCCTTGATCTTCTCATCCACCGTGCTTAAATCAGCCTTAGCCTTGAGAACATCATCCAATCCCGTGATCTCTTTCGTGGCGTGGGTGTGCGCCGACGGCTTAAAATCCGCGGGCTTACCCTCCAGCTCAGACCACGTTGGCTTCGGAATCTCACCAATCCTACGATCCACATCCGCAGAATCGGCTTTCTCCCCTAGCTGCTTCTCCACCACAGCCTTATCAACCTTAGCGTCGATCTCACCACGCAAATCCACCGCAAGCATACTTTTTTGCACACTATCGGGCTTAATCCCCACAATAGCGGACTCAGCAGCCTGACGCGCCTCATCACGGGCCTTTTCCGCCCCCGTCCGAGCACCCTTTGCCCCATTCAGCGCATCCGCCACACCAGACTGAGCAGTCCTAGCCGCCTGCTCATGGATAGCAGCCTGCTCCACAGATTGAGCAGCCGTCTTCGCATGCTCACCCGCCGCCCGCTCCGATGCCAGCGCTTTATCACGTGCAGCCTCCGCAGCTGCCTGCGCGGCACTAGCCTCACCAGCACGCTCACCAGCCTTAGACGCCTGCTCACCAGCTGTCTTTTCCGACTGAGCAGCCCTATTCGCAGACTCACCCGCCGCAGCCTCGGCTCGCTTCGCAGCCTCCTGAGACATTTTTGTCTGCTCCGCCGACCCCGATGCTTCGCGCTGTGACTGAGCGGCAGCTGATTCGCTACGAGCAGCCTTTCCCGCAGCCGATTCTGCAGCTTGCTGCGACTTTTTAGCAGCCTCAGCGGCCGGCAGCGTTGCGCTCTCGGCTTCCTGGACTTTTCGCAGTGTCTCATCAAATGCAGCCTTGCCCTCGGCTACTGCCTGCGCGTCGCGCTGCACCTGCTCACGGAGTCTATGGTGCTCAGCGGATAGTGGTATATGTACAACGCCGTTGCCTGAGGTGACCTCCATCCATGCTCTGCCGGTGCGGACTAGATCTTCATCATCGACGAATACGCCAGTGAATTTGCCTTCGAATGCGGGTTCCTTGATCCCCATGCATCCCTCCTATTTTTGGTGATAGTGGGATGGTTTCATGGGGTGGTGTGCGGTCAGATGGAAAGATTTTTACCCAATCAACTTGCACCCGTTTAGTATCATGTGATACTATCAATATGTAAGCAAGAAAGAGGGGCCGCAACCCCGCAAGACCAAAAGGAACACGAAATGACCACCGCAGCTCAAGCAAAATTCATCACCGACCTCCGCGACGAATGCAGCCTCGCCAACCGTGAAGCAGTCACCAAGAACATCGAGAAGTTCGCCCAGTGGGCCAGCCGCAAAGTACAGCTCCAAGCAAAGCGTGAACTAATCAACCGTGACGGCGACATTGAACGCCTCGACAATGTCGCCCCAAGAGTCACCGCCGCCATCACCGAGTGGGCAACCGCTAAAGCCGATCTCCGCGACTGGGCTATGACCGTCAACCTCGCCACACTCACCACCGAAGAGGCATCCCACCTCATCGACACTCTCAACGCTCCTAGCGGCATCCTCGCTCTCAATGCAGCATCCCTCCCTCAAGAGTGGCTCATGGACGATGACCTCGCAGCGATCTTCGAAGAGATCGTAGAATCGACTGTCACGGAATCGATGGCGGAAGAAGCTGAGGAAGAAACCGAAGAAGAAGCTACGGAAGATGAGGTCCACCCCTATTTCATCGGCAAGGCACAAGACATACTCACCAGGGCACACGCCCCAGAAACCGCCGACCACATGCCACTAGCCTGGTGGGCACAGGAAATGAAAACCTCCGGCGAATACCAGAATAACCCTCGCGCCATCGTCGCAGAGGATGGCAGCATCGTCTGTATGACTACACGGCGCGGAGAGCATGGTGTCAGCGCCTACTACATCGAGGATACCGAGCAGACCCGCCAATGGGGTATAGCTAACCGCGTCATAGATATGAGCCTCGGCACGATCAAGCGCGCTATCGGTATGAAAGTCATTGAGGTGTCGGCCTCCAGCGTGTGCCTTGGGGCAGGCAAGAAGGTATAGAAAAAGCCCCACCATGTGGTGGGGCGCACCCTGCTAGTGCAGGGAATGTTGAGCTTTAACATCCCGGTAGAGATATTAAAAAGGCTCACCCCCGCCGATGCGGGGATACCGGTGATACTACATGAATTTTAGGAGAATGTCATGAAAAGAGTGCGTTTTTTAAAGGCCGGCACCATCGAAGGGAAAACCGTTGCAGCGGCAGCACGCAAAGTCTATGGCCGCAAGGTTAATGTGAAACGGAACCCAAACCCTTCATCTGCCGAGTGGGGCATGGTCATTTCCCCCGCTGCGGAGTCACACGAGTTTAATGTCCATGACAATGTCATCAGTGTGGAAGAGTTTGATGCTGGTGACGCTGACGGCCTAGAAGAGGTGCGTGACCTTGGTGGGCGGATCAAGATTGCTAAGGAGGTGCTAAAGGGGTTGGAGGATGAGATGAAGGAGCTGTTGGCGTCTTCCGAGATGGAGGAATTTACGGATTATGCGCTGGCGAAGGCTTCCGGTTATTTGGCTCCCAGGGTTCACCGGATTCGTGAAGGGAAATAATTTTTCCCAATCGACTTGCACTATTTTAGTATCTCATGATACTATTTGCTTGTAAGCAAGAAAGAGGGGCCGCAACCCCACAAGCCAAAGGAACACATCATGGTCAACACAGGAACTTGCAAGTACTACCTCGGAATCGTCATGCTAGCGGAAGCCGTCTACCTCCTCCGCGCCTGCGATAACCACGCAGCAAAACGCCCCGAAGGTGAAACGCAACGAGAAGCTATCTTATGGGCGGAACGCTACGCCCGTGGCCTCGCCCTCCGTGAAGCTCTCAACGTCGAAGGCAAAGCACGCCACAGCCACATCCCAACAGTCCTCGGCAATGAAGGTTTCAAAAAATTCGGACACAATTTCTTTAGCCACGATGTCATCGTGTGGACAATCACAGAAATGCTCAAACTCACCGACGACCCTATGAGCGACACCGAGAAGAAAACCATCACCGAATACATCCTCAACCACTACGGCTACACTCTCCAGGAGCACACCATGTCAAACGCAGCAGTTCTCACCGCTACTATCACCGACCGTACCAACGCCCCAGCCATCCGCAAGCACCTCAAAGACGCCCTGCTCACATGGCACCAGCCAACACGGCAATGGGTGCATGTATCCCCACTGGGGGCGATGGAAACCCGTACGATCCTTGAGGATGTGAAAAAGATCAAGGGCATCGAATACCAGATTCTTTCCTCCGAGCAATGGCAAGAAATCTTAAAGAATTCCTAATCCTCCCACTCGAAGTAAGATAAAACCGCAAATAACCCATATGGCTGACTACCTGGATTAGCCAGCCATATGGGCCTCAACAAAACCATGATCACCATTAAAACCGATCACTTCGCATGGTCGGGCACCCGCGAAGAGCTACGCCAGCAGTTCATTGAGCTTATCCCCCAGTGTCCCGATGACGGCAAACTTTTAGAGCTTGCAGCCGTAGCCCTCGACTGCCAGACCCTCGACCTCATCATAGAACACTCATGAGAATAAAAGACCTACCCTCCCTTCGTGGCAAAATATCCAGCCAATACCATGCCTACGATCCCGCGCTGGCGTCCCAGATCGACGAGATGGCACTGTGGTGGATCACAGATGACATGTGCACCCTAGCCTCAGGTGCTGCTGAGTCCCTGCCGGAATGGTCGCCCACACAGGCTATGCCCACCCCCAGCGGTTTTATGTGGATTGATGGGGAAAGCCCCATCGTGAAATCGATCATCACAAGCGAGGTTGCTCCGATACGGGCAATCGGGTGGACGTACAATCACAACAAAGATTCCATCACCGCTATCACATGGTACGGGGAAGGCAGCGAGTTTACCGAGGGGCTGATGTTCGTGTTTCAGGCCTCGCAGATCATGACAAGGCGCTCGAAATTCGAGAAAATGACACCCTTGCCCACACGGGACGGCGACGAATTCGCTGCGGTGCAATTCCTCGGATCAATCTGGTTACTCTCACAGCAGCCAGGAGTAGCTGAGGAAAAGACGGTCAATAAATCTTCCCGCCGCAACCGCAGTAGTGGTAGTAAAACACAGCCTCCTAGCGCCGTGCGGGTGATCAACGTCCGCGGCGGCGGACACACAGGGGGACATACTAGCGACAGCAGCGGCAGCGGGGAGCGTCATCTATCGGTGCGGTTTATGGTGCGCGGACACTGGCGACAGCAAGCATGCGGCCCGAAACATGGACAGCGTAAACCGCTTTTTATCCAGCCTTTTATGAAAGGCCCCGAGGATGCGCCTGTGCGCCCCACCGTACGGAAGCTGTAAAACGCAGAAAAGACCCCCTACCCTCACACAATGGTGAAGATAGGGGGCAAAAATTAGAAGTCCTGCTCCAGTTCATCAGGCACAGGGAACCTATCCAGTGAAGCAGGGTAAGCAAGATGTAAACTACGGATATAGTGAACCGCAATGTAGTAACGGCCACGCCACAAGTCCAACTTGTCCCGCAGGCCTTCAACCTCACTTTTTAGCTGGTTAATCTCCTCATCGCGGGCCTTCAACTGTTCTTGTGTCCACGTGCGTAACTCCTCCACATAGCCACGCCACTCGGGGCCTTTAGCGGATTCTTTCTGAGCCTTGGCTGTAACCCGCACGCCAAGGTAGCCGATAATGGCCACAATGACGGTTGCGGGTACAAGGTTTGGGAATAGTGTTGTTAGTTCCTGCATGCTGTTTATTCCCTCCGCCTAATGTCCATGTGGGGCGGCGGGTAGGCACGTGAGAATGTCCACAAAACAAGCAGTGATGTTGAGCCGTAGCTAATCGCAGTTACCCACGCACGCGGCGACTCCCCAATCAGCGTCTGCCACGTGAAAGACAAGCACCACGCAGCATGGATGCTCACCACAAGCCCAACAGCTATGGGGATGAGCCTGTGGCAAAAAATAGCCACGACCAGCATAAAAGCAATACCAGCCCACACCCCACCCCACACCATCGGGGTAGTCAATGATTCCAGCCAGTGCACCGGACGACGCTGCTGATCCACCTGCCACGGGGCGTACGACCACGCCCGCAGCATCGCAGAGGTCGCCAAAATCAGCAGACCAGCACGCGTAGACCGCACCGCCCTACCGATAAAATTCATTATGCGCCTCCCGTGGAAGGGCCAGTGTAGACCGGTAGTGACGCGGGGGATGCTGCTACCTCGATCTTTTCAGCCGCTTTTTCCAGCCGCTTACCCATCGATGGGGTAACGCCGTCCTTCGTCAGGCGGTTAGTCAAGACAGTGAAGATATTCACCACCGCGGCCAGAGCAACGCCCACCCACGTAGGCGCATCCGTCAGAGCTGGGATAATCGCACCAGCGCCCCACGCTATACCGGTAAGAATCATCAAAATCGTAGCCTTATAGCGCAAATACCATGGCTGACGCTCCAGCTCAGCGGCTACTGCATCAATGAAAATATTCATGCCCATTTTATTTACCTACCTTCAATACCTCGAGGTCACGACGGATTTCCGCCGTCTCCTGACGTAGTGCCGCGACGGCGTCTACGAGGGTGAGATTTTGGCCTTTCGCGTTTTGACCGAGCTGTGCCCAGCCCTTGCCATCCGCGCCGTGTAGCTGCTCCCAAATCTCTTTCAACATCTTTTCCATAGCGGTGCTATCCTTTCCTAAATTTTTCTTGATCTTAAAAAGCTCACACAGCTGGTCAACACTCCCCCTAAAAGCGTTAATATCTACCTTGTGGCCTGCCACAACAGCCTGTGATCCGAATTGCCACAAGACTGGCTTTTGATTCCCAAGCGGGTAATTCCATTGCTTGTGACCATCCCCCGGATATATGTCATTAGGTGCCCCCACGGGGTTCATGCCAGAGGCGGCGACCCAGAACGCCCCGAACTCATGCGAATCCGGCTCATGTGGGGAAATCCGCTCCTCCCAGTACGGGACGTAGGAGTATGCGCCGATTACGGGTACACCGGCGGCCTCGAAAAGGCGCTTACACTGACGGATATGATCCACATGCAAGCCCGCCTCGGTCTCCACATCGATCCACATGGGTAGGCGACGCTCCCCCATCACCTCAATGGACGCCTGCACTTGCTGGGCAATGGTCGTGCCCTCGCTAGGATTCCTCAGGTAGTGATATGCGGCGCACGGTAGACCAGCCTTTTTTGCATCATCAAAATGTGAGGCGTAGCAGCGGTCCTTGTAGGTGCCATCAGTGGTCCGCAGAATAGCGAATTTAATACCCTCCTGCGCCGCACGCACAAGGCTCATACCATCCTGATGCTCTGATATATCCACGCCGAAGATCGTGGGAGTAGGGGCGCTAGCGGGGGCGCTAGTGGGGTGTGAGACTGCCGGCTTATCAGGGTGCGGGTAGCCCGATAGCCACACCTCAGGATCAATACGCCGCCCACCGTAGCCACGCTCCCACACCGTTAAATGTAGGTGCGGGCCAGTCGATTGACCATTAGACCCCACATAGCCAATGATCTGGCCTTTTTTGACCTTGTCGCCGGCTTTCAGCCCCGTAGCAAAGGCATTCCACATGTGCCCGTACTCAGTGCATCCGCCACCGACAGCAGCGGGGTGATCGATTACGATCCACTGGCCGTAGCCGGATGCCGCACCAATGTACTGCACCGTGCCGTCAGCACACGCGTAAAACGGGGTGCCGTCCGGCGCGCCAATATCAATACCACTATGGTGTGTGCCCCAGCGTGGCCCAAAGCCGGATGTGAGCTTATAGCCGCTACCTAGCGGCCATTGCCTATCAGCCATAATCGTCTCCTGCCTGCAAAAATATGCTCTAAGAGTCGATCATGGCACCCACACTAGAGCGGTCAGTATAAGCCTCGCTTTTGGCGCTCCTCGGCCAAAATAGCTGCGAAATTCACGATCGGGTGCACCGTGACCGACACCTGGTTAAAAGATTCAAAGCCGCCGACCCGTGGCGTGAATGTCTGGCCAGCGGTCATATCTGCGGTGAAGGAAAACGAATACCCGCTGAGCGCATTGACGCGGGCGATGCCCAGCACTGATGCCCCGACAATGTAAGAAGAGTGTTTGAGATAGAGCTCTACCTGGTTCCTAGACGGGTAGCTGACCTGCACGGGGCCGGCCCACACAGGGTCCCACGTCGATACGGTGACAGAGGAAGGCCTCGATAGGTCAATGTAGCGTTTCATGGCCTCTTGCTGAGCGGCTAGCTCCTTCAAGCCACGATCCTGAATCTTGTTCCACTCAGCGTTTTTTGATATCAACTCCCGATCGGTCCTTGCGGATGTCTCCAGAGCCTTAATCGAATTCGAGTTAGCCTCAGACGCATTCGCGTTAGCCTCACTCGACTTTTGGAGCGACTCAATAGCAGTCTGCTGTGCTGCATTCGCAGTAGAGTTCGCCGCGATAGCCTTCTTCTTTCCCTCCTCCGATGTCAAATCCGCTTTCCTCGCTGTACGGATCGCCGACTGGGCAGCCGAGTTAGCAGCACGTGACTCCTCCACAGCGGAGCTCACCTCAGCACGAGCAGCATCAGCCTGCCGCTGAAATTCCGAAATCGTAGGCTCCACCGCCTTATTCGCCACCCGCTCCACATCCGTGCGCTTAGGCACACGAGCAGGGGCAAGCGAGGTCTTTTGCGTCAGCTTCTGGATCTTGTGCACCATATCCACCAGCGAATCCACCGGTGTGCGCTGGTCAGTACGCTTCCCTAAAAGAGGTTTGACCACAGGGAACGGCTTATCAGCCGACCATGAAGCCTCCCACCCTGAGATCACCTCAGAGAGCTGTGTGTCACCATCGATGAATGTCACGCGGTCGCCCTCTCGCCACCCGTAGATGGTCGTACCATCGGGGCGTTTCTGGTCATCACCGAAGATCGCGGTGCCCATGCCGTTGACGTGCAACTCCATCGACGTGGAGCCTTGCATCTGTGACCACTGCTCCTCAAAAGTTGCCCCCACATCGGCTGTCCATTCACCCGATCCGATGGAATGGAATCGTTCACGATAAAACATCGGGCCAGTGATGCTCATATCCACGCGGGCATTCAGGGCAGAGAAAGCAACATCTGTTCCATCCACGGTGCCACGAGGGCTAATCGCAGCGTTCACACCTGCGATAGCACCGCCAGAGGACTTCACCGCGTCCGCGACACCGGCGCCGAGCTGTGATTTGCCCGCTGTGATCTCCCCAGCCGTGGCACCCGCCTGCACACCATCGGAGGCGCGCTTCGACAACTTCCCTGAGTTCAGCAGTCCGTGCATCCACGAATCCCACTGGGCGGCCGCCAGCAGCGCCGCACCATCGGGTGCTTTGATCTTCGCCTCCCACGACTCCAAACCGCCACCGGGAGCAGTGGAAAAAACCACATGGCGGCGATCCCGCTCACCAAAAAGGCGGATCATCACACCAGGCCATACAGGCTGCTCAGGTTGCACTTTCCGCTTAGACAACTCCGCCAGATAGTCAGTGTGGTTGGCGATGACCCATTCACCGGCCTGCTGCCACGCATGGGCCTCACCATCACCGATGTAGCGGTCCAATTCTTGCACGTCGGATGTGGTTTTGACGCGCTTACCATCGCCACGCACGACGAGACCAGCCTCCGCAGCTGCCTGCAGCAGCCCAGTATCGAGATGCTTTACCCACTGACCGGCAGCCCAGTAGGTGACGAAAGTCCCAAACCACCTATGGTCTGCCGTTGCTGCACGCTCCTCCAGAACATCCTTTGCGGCTACACGGGTTACACCCTCACGTGAGCGGGTCGTACCATCAGGGTAAAAAAGTTGGGTTGGTGACCCCGCTGGTGATTTCTCAAACGGGTTCCACGCCACACCAGTAGTCTCTTTAACCGGCCGCCCATCCTGATCCACGGCGCCAGTCCCAGCAAACCACCACGCCGGCTGATAAATATCCTCCAGTATCGCAGGAGCAGCTTTCACACGCTCATCAGTCCCGATATACGGCAGCCCACCCTCCTCACGGAACCGCTGATACCACTCACGCTCCAAAGGCCCCATGTACTGCGACAAGTCAGCATCGCCAGGGATATTCCCCCCAGCCACCACAGCAGGGGTCAGCATCTGCACCTGAATAAACGTATCGGCACGCTCCGTCACGGTGGATAGAAGGTCAGCGACTGAATCTTCGGTACGGGCAGTGATCTCAACCTCTTTGCCCTCCATGTCACGGCATACATATGCTGGTAGCCCAGTACGGGAGACACCCTGACGCACTAGCCAGTCGATGACCGCACCAATGCTGCCTTTTTTAACGACAGCGCCACCGTTAGCGCTAGTTACAGGGCTTTTAGCCTGAAGCCGGTGGAAGAATTTATCGTCCGACAGCACTGTGACTGTCCACTGCTGTATGCCACTATCGGCTCTGCTCTGTGCCGCCGATTCGATCTGGCCAGTCCAGTCCACGCCATTCAGGCGCAGTGTCACCGGAAGGCCCTTCACGCGGGTCGCATGCATCAGCTTATCCAGCGGGTGTGGCGCGGGCATCTTGATCGTCATCGTATCCACGGTCAGATCGGCGTGGTGGGAAACATCCACCGACGTTACCGGCGCGAGCGGCTTCCACGTACCATAGAATTGATCCCAAATCCGCAGGTCAGGCACCATAAAATCTGCTACCATGCGCGTGTCCTCTCCGCTGTGATCTTGACTACGATCTGAAAGTCTGATGATGGGCGCTGCACCTGCACAAAAATCCTTCCCCTACGACGGTTCGTACCTGTCCGCTCCCCACGGATCGGCATCGGCCAGTGAGGCACCAGGCCTCTATACTCGGTTGCACCATCAATGGTTTCGACGATCCTGCGCCGTGGATCCGTGCCAATGTGCCAGCCCTTCCGATCAGGGGGAAGCTCCTGCCACGGTGATGCCTCATCAAGACGGATCTTCATCGATGACCAGGAGCCGCGTATCTCCAGCTCAGGCCACACCGGCTCAGTCCCATCGATCGGGAATGTGATCACCCCATCACTAATTTGAGCTGCGGTGTACTCATAGCGATCATAGGGGCGACTCCACAGGGGGCGATCCGCCACTAACAGCAGCTTTACCCGAGCCGCGGCGTTATACGCAGGGTGCTTAGCTGTGTAGACAACCTCAGACATTCCGGCGATACGAACCGCCAGCCAATGCCAGCCGAGGCGAGGATGCCGAGCAATAAGACTGAACCGCTCCTCCCCATCCCCGACCATGTCCCCCAGTTCATCAATCCACCGGTTTACGTCACGACCCTTGATCGATAGGAGTAGCTCGAACTGTTTTTGGGAGCGTGACTGGCCACCCCATGTTCCACCAACTTGCCCCATAGCCTGCGAGAACTGGTGGTTACGATCCTCGATCCACAGGCCGTCAGGAACTTTGTCGAGGAATACCCCCTCACAGCGCTTCTCCTCCGGATCAGATAACCGCAGTACCCGCCCATCACTAGTCATGAGAGACAGGCGTAGTGATGGAACGGGTACTCGGCTCATCGCATTATCCTCTGGTGTTCATCGCTGCTGCGAGCCGACGCTCATCCAACCCACCATTGATCGGGTTCGTGAGAGTGACCGGCCCATTAAAGACATTCCCGATGTTCTCACCAGCACGTATGCGGTCAGTGGATGCCACCGCAGCCTCGATACGCTCCGCGACATTGATCAGGGTTTCCATGCGCACACGAATCGCAGAGGATTCGCGGGCATTCATAACAGCAGCAGCTGCACCAGCCACAGCAGGTGATGTGATACGCCCCTCGGTCATCGCGTTACGCATTTCATTAGAGATCGGTGATCCCTCCACACGTAGCGAGGAATCAGCGCCCAGCCGACCATTCTTGATGCCGGCGAACCCTCCACCATCGACAGTGAACTTCTTTGCGGCGCGGCCACCATCCCAACCGGCGCCACCCATTTGGAAGAACGCCGTCGCGTTCGTTGTCTTAGAGTCCTCAAAAAGCGAGTTCAGGTCATTGGCGTGCTGCTCATCACGCTTAGCTAACTCCAGATTCTTCTCGGCGTTATCAACCAGCTTGCGGAGGAGTTCATGCTGTGTCGCATTATCCTTTTGCCGTTGCAGCTGCTCTTTCTTGAATTCAAGCTGGAGTTGCTTTTCTTTCAGCTCTAGTGCCTCCAGTGAGGAGGAGTCGAGACCCGTGAGCGGCTTCGGGTTCGCTGTGCCGTTTCTGCGGGCTTGCTCACGCTCACGTGCGGCGCGCATAGCCCCCATGCCGGACATCACGGAGCCGATACCACCAAAAATACCTGGCAGTGCTGCCAACCCCATGGCTAGTGCGCCAAGGGGGTTAGTAGCAGCCATGCCGAATGCGCCGATCAGGCCACCGATACCACCTGCGATACCGCCGATACCACCGAGGACACCACCAAGACCTTGCGCACGCTGCGCCATAGCGTCCAGGTGCTTCATGTTCTCGATATTCAGCTTCGATTGAACGTTGGCGAGGGCACCAGATACCAATGTCAAGCGTGCGGTCTGAATTTCAGCCATCTTGTGGGAGTGCTCCAGCTCAGCAGACGCATTCGCCAAATTCAGCTCACGCTCAAACGCCAGCAGATCACGCTTCGCCTTCTCAAACGCGACCTGGGCTTCCAATGTCGCGGTACGACGTGTGGCACGTGCCTGCACCTCATCAGCATTCGTAGCAAACGCCGTGGCCTCAGCCACCTCAATGACCGAACGTTTGCGGTGCATGGATAGCTCCCACTCCGCATCCGCCACCGCAAGATTCGACTTCCACCGATCCGATGTTTGCTCACGCAGTGCATCCGTGGTGGCCTCAGTGGCATCCTGCAACGCCTTCTGTGCGTCTATTTGCGCCGACCAGATGTCAAGCGCTTCTTTTACTTGCTCTAGGCGCTGGCGCTCTTTATTCGCCATCTTGGAGAACATCTCACCAATGGAGTTCGCTACCGACGCGAAACCCGAGAAAACGTTCTCAATTGTCTTAAACGGTGCAGCGATCAGCTCAGCACGATACCTCGCCTCCGCAGCCGCTGTGGCCTCCGCGGACTGCGCCGACTTAGCGCGAGCCTCACGCAACTTCTTCTCAGCATCCGCCACCTTCTTCGCAGACTTATTCGCCTTATCCGGCGCATCCTCACGGGCCTTCTTGAGATCCCGCTCAGCCTTCTCGATCTGATCCGGCTTACCCGATTCACGAGCCTTTTCAAGGGCACGCTCTTTGTCCGCGATCTTATCTGCTGCCTCGCCTCCATCTTTGGCCGCGTCACGGCGTGCCTCAGCTAGGCGCTCCTCAGCCTCCTGGATGCCCTCCACGGCATCCAGCTCAGCTTGACGGGCCTGCTCAAGCTCGTTGAACGCGGAGACGGTTTCCTCAGTGACCAGCAGCAGTTGCCCCATCTTGCCGATGGAGGCACCGAGCACGGAATCTACTAGTCCACCGAGACCAGCGTTACGGCCAGCGGCTGCGAGCTGCTGCACACCAGCATCCCCACCAAAAACAGAGCCGATGGAGCCGGCCAATCCCATGCGCTGGGCTGCTGCACCAACAGATATGCCACCAGTGCCGATACTGATCGGCGAGTAGCCACCACCGGAGCCACCACGGCTGCTTCCGCCACTGCTGGAGCCACCGCCGAGGTCACCAGTAGGGCCACCACCCTTGAGGTGCATAAAGTTTGTGAAACCGCGCCCGTCAAGTGGGCCAGCGGAACCACCAATCGTGAGACCACCACCCGTGTTACCACCAGACTCAATGAAAGTGCCATCGGGTAGCTGCATCGCCGTGTGGCCGTTCATACCGCCGCCGTTGTCGTACCAGCCGACTACGAGGTCACCATCAGAGCCACGACCCTGCTCAAAGCCCTTCTGGGCAAGCCACGCCCCCATACCTGTGGTGGTGGTACGGGAATCTAGCGGATCAAGCCCCAGATAGGCGTTGACACCCATGGATACACCACCAGAGCAGTCAGTACCAGCAGGGCTGAACCCACCGTACACATACGGGGTGCCATTCATCCCAGACAGCGCGGACTTGACACGTGCGGAACCATCCACACGTCCACCGGTTTCTAGTGCATGCAGGTCACGCAGCATGGATAGCATGATCTGCTGCTTGCTACCAGAGTTAATCGCCGCCAGTGTGGTGTCGAACTCATCCGAGCGGTTGGCGTTGATAACCCACTCGCGGGCGTTGACGCGGGCTAGTGGCATTCCGTTGGCATCGACTCCAAGAAACCCATCGACGATTTCGGTACCGGGGCCGGTGGCCGGCAGTTTATAGCCGCCAGCGTATCCGGGGATTGTGCCCCCGGTGGCACGACCTACTGGTACGGGGCCTTGGATACGTGAAGCCTGGGCAGACGAATAACCCTGTGATTTCCAATATTGAATACGCCGCTCAGTGAGCGTGATCGTGTGCGTCTCGGAAGTTTTGCGACCATCAGCCGCCTTCACCTCACGGATCTTAGCCAGAGTCGGATCAAAATTATCTGAGATCGTGACCTGACCAGTGGCACCATCACGGACAAGGATACCCAGCTTGATCATCTTCTCCTGCTCTTCAGGAGTGTTGGATTTGATGACCACCTGACCATCCGGCAGGGTGCGAGTCTCAAGGCCGAGGGCCTGCAGCTTAGAGATGGTTTCTTCGCTGTTATCTGTGATGGCGATGTGGCCATCGGGTAGTGCCTCGATCTTGATGCCGATTTCTTCTAGGGCCTGCCTAATGGCTATGCCGTTGGGGAACTCCAGAGAGACGGCGCCCTCAAATGGCGGCCCAACTTTGACACCAATATCCTCCAGCTTTTTACGGGTCTCATCCGTGACTGCATCGGCCTTAACCGAGATAGTCTTTTCCGATGTGATGCCAATAACTGATTTGCCGACTAGATCCATTGCGTCCGCAGTCTGACGCAGGACACGGCGTGCCACATCATCCGCCGCAGCCTTACGCTTCGCAGCCTCGGTAGCAGAATCCAGATCACCAGAGGCCTTACGCGTAGACTCCGCCAGCCGCAGTGTAGCTAGATCAGTATCAGACAGCTTAGATTTCAGAACCTCGAAATCAGCCTGTGCGAGCCGGCCACCCTTAGCGATCTTCTTGATAGCATCATCATTACCTCCCAGTGCGGATGCAAGGTCGCGGGAGGTCACGCCCATAGCCTCGAATCCCTTAAGGGCCTCCGCTGTGCCGCCACCAAGATCCTTAAACGCCGATGTGACAGCGTTCGCCTTGTTAAGGATCTCCTGCATAGCCACCGCGTTACCGGTCATAGCATCGACCACGGTGCCCTTTGACACCCCAGCAGTCTCCGCGTCCTTAAGCGAGCCGTCCTTCTCCGCACGGTCAATCATCTGCTTGCGGGTATTCTCAGTGACCGCACCGGTCTGCCGCTCCAGTGACTCTGTGAGAGAATCAACCTTCGCCTTATGCTCCTCCTCCGCAGCAGCAGCCTCCTGATGCTTTTGCGCGAAATACCCGAGGGCAGCGGTGCCAGCCATGATCGCTAGACCCCACGGACCACCCAAAGCGTTCATGAGGCCACCCGCGGCGGACTTCATCAGGGACATTCCCCCCATGGCCGCGCCGGATGCGGCGGCACCCATACGGCTCACACCAGCGACAAAGCTATGCGACGCCTGCGAACCGATACGATCAATCGCGGTGAAGGTATCCCGCGACGCTAGCGCATGCAATCTTGCAGCATTAGCCGCCTCACGGTGCTTCACGGCCACCGCAGACAGACGTGATGCACCACGCATATAAGCATCGTTAGCGCGCTCAATCGTCGCAGAATGCTTACCCAACGCCTGAAAAGTCGCACCAAGACCAGTCACAGACATGCCAGTCTTTGCTGCTGCTGTACGGATGCCCTGAATCTCCGTGGACAGCTTCTTCAGCTTCCCCGTGCCAGAATCAAGCTTCTTAAACGTTCCCGAGATACGGCCACCGAACAGGGCGGCTCCAGCAGCCCACGCAGCCCACGGGATACTCCCCGCGTGATCAGAGAAAGCATTAATAACCGTCGCTGTTTTCTCAAACACCGAGGTTAGCGGCCCCTCCATCACGCCATAAGCCTTGAGTCCCACATCCTCAAGGGCGTTACCCACCTGAGAGATCGCACCCGGTAGACCATGAGTTTTAGCCGCAGCCACCTCCGCTGCCTGCCCCTGACGGGTCACAGCATCACGGAGCTTAGCGAAGTCCTCGGAACCGTGCTGAGCTGCGACACCAGCGAGGCGCATAGCATCAGAACCGAACAGTGTCGCCGTAGCCGCCTGGTACTGCTCATCCGTCATGCTCTTAGCTGCCTTATTCAGCTGCCCCATGAGGGATTCCATACCAACGAACTTGCCATTGGCGTCATAGACTGTCAGACCGAGTTCTTCGATAGCGGCCTGTGCTGGCTTTCCTTGATCGGTCAGTGCGAGCAGCGCGGCTTTCATCAACGTACCAGCGTCGGAGCCTTGGATACCCGCGTTAGCGAGCATCGCCAGAGTCGTCGCGGTGTCCTCCATTGTGACACCAAACTGGTTTGCGACCGTGCCCGACTGCTGCAGACCGTGGGCAATGCCGGTGATCTCAGCGGAGGAAGCATTAGCGGCACCAGAAAGAATATCCGAGGCCTGAGCGGCGAAAGACGCATCCTTACCAAATGCCTGCAGCGCCTGCGATTGAATAGTGGCAGCAGTGGCCGCGTCGATCTGCGCCGCAGCGGACAGCTGTAATGTCCCCTTGGCGGCTTCCATCGCCTGCTCAACCGTGAATCCACCCTTGGCTAGCTCAGTCATAGCGGCCGCGGCGTCACCCGCCGAGGTGGCAGGCAGGGACACGTCATTGCCTAGTTCTTTAGCCCGCTGTGAGGCGGCCGCCAATTGCTTCTCAGTCGCACCCGTCACCGCCGTGAGGGTGTTCATCTGATTGGTGTAGTCATTACCAAGCGAAAGGGTCTTAGAGAACGCCGCACCGATACCAGTGATGCCAGCAGACGCGGCGGCGAACCCCGCTACGTTCTTGACAGACCCCATCACACCACTGAGGCGCTCAGCTTTCCGCGTGGCCTGCTCCAGCCCATCACCCACAGACGGGTTGATCGACAGACCACTGCCCTTTTGTCGTACCTTATCCAGTGACGCGCTCAGCTCATCAGCAGACTTTTTCGCACGGGTGAGCTTGCCATCACCATCAACCCCCAAGGTTATTTTGGTGCGCGACACCCCCTCCAGCGCAGCCTTAGCCTGTTTACTGGACTTCTCCACTTTCGTAAGTTCACGATCATCAGCCTTGACCGTGACCTTACTTTTACCCACCGAATCCAGCGACTGCTTAACCCGCTTCGCAGTCGCATCTGCCTTCGCCATCTGCGATTCAAACCCGGCGGTTTTCGCCTCGATCTCAATCGAGAGCTTAGGGAGCTGCAAGCTCATAAGAAACCCCTACCATAGAACGTCCATTTGATCGTTGCTGGTAGGGGTTTCGACAAGCCCAAGCGCAGAGGCCAGATTCGACGACCGCCGCCCCACCAGCCCTAATACGCGAACTTTAAACCATCGCCAGCTGCGGTGAGACAGGATCCCCGAGGATAAATCAATACCCACTTCTTGGAACGCCCATTCGATATCATCCCAGTGTGAGAGTATCTTTTCCCACGTCAACCCATCGGATTTAGGGGCAGGCTCGTAGTACCACCACCTGCCCTGTGTCGCCTCATCCCATGGGCCACCACCGGGATCATCAGGGCCGTATGCGCCCGGTCGGGGGTCGTACCAGATTTCTAGATCTGGGTCGTAGATTAGGCCGTTTCTTCGAAGGCTTCCGTCACTGCCTTCTCCATCCTCTGGTTCCAGTCCTTGAGTGCTTTTCCCAGATCACCGTGCTGGTAGTAGTCGGTGGCGGTCTGCTCATCGAACTTGTAGAAAAGCATGGCGGTTACAACAACACGGGCGATGACACCCTCTGGTACACCAGCTTGCTTCATTTCCTCGGGTAGGCCACCGGTGAAGCCATCTTTTTCCGTCCATTCGGCACCGACGAGTGGGGCACTTATCTTGGCGATATTCGTATCGTCGAATGTTTCCAGGCTGTTGTAGTCGGCGATGAATCGGAGGACAACATCAGCGGATGGTTCGATCTTGTATTCGACACCATTGATGGTCAGGGAAATGTCCTCAGGGGTGAGGAAATCATAGAGTTCACCTAGATTAGCCATAGTGTGTGTTCCTTTACTTGGTTGGCTGTGTTCATGTCGGTTTAAACTATCCCACCAGCATTATTGCGGTCAGTCACCCCTACGCTAGACAGACCGAAGGCCCCCACATTGTGGAGGCCTTCTCACCCAATCTACCGTATCCAACTTTCTAGGAGTGGACACCGTACATTGTATCACACACTTGTACTAAACGATGGTGATCTTGTTTTCGCTACCACCGGTCAGATCAGTGGAATTGGAGGTCAACTTCGGCGCATTATTCACGGTGTAGCCAAGCGCACTAGATCCGGTGACAGTTGCGCCGCTCGCTCCATCGAACTTTCGGATCTCCGCTTGGATTTCTCTAGCGGCAACGTTGTACCCAAGCGCTTCAGAGGTCTTATCCCCATCAGTCAGGGTAAAAGTTCCGCCAGAAACGCCACTAGGTACGGTGATCTTCTGTGAGGCAACAGAACTATGATCGCCCTCATCGCCAGCAGAATCAGCATCCACGTAGACGGATTCCTTAGTCTCAGCACCCTTGAGAACCGGCTTGATCTCGCGTGGAGCACACGAGGACTGCAGCTTCGCAGAGAAATTACGCAAAGCGTTAGAGTCACCAGATTCGGTGGAGAACTCGTTGGTGGCGGTCAGCTCATACGCCTCATCGTCGCCATCGGTGCGCCACACGCGGACATCTAGCTTGCCCTCAAAACCGAGCGCCTTACCAGTGTCACGCAGCAGCTTCTGGGATGGCTCAATCGTGGTCGCCTTACCTACACGGGAGAACGCACCCTTGAGTTCGACGATCAGCTTACGGGAGGTCTTTTCTACAGACTCCCAGCCATCGGAGTCAATATCAGATGAATCCACGGTAGAAGTTTCCATATTGACGGAGACGGAGTTCATACCACGAACAAACTTCCACGCCTCTGCCCCCTCACCGGGGCGCTTGATCTGCACCGCCCACTCGCGGTTCAGCATCTTATTCAGTTCACACGAGCCGGGGGCCTTCGCGACCTCAGCCTTGCTACTCATATTCTTCTCCTAGCTAGGTTTCTGGAACCAGCAGACGAAACTGGTAAATATCAGTGCGTCTTAGCCGGTTATTCTGGTCGAATGCCACGGCTCCCCGCAGCGTCCTCCGTGATAATAGAACCGACTGGGCTGCGGTCAGATCGAATCGTGTGCGATCGTGCAGAGCGTTGAATACCGACTGTGTTAACTGGGCCAGCCCATCGTGGTCACTGGCACGGTGTGAGATAGCCACTGCGATACGTGGGTTTGCATCATCGGTGTCGTAATCCTCGGAGGTGACAGTCAAACCCAGCGCGAGGGCTGGGGTGTCCTCCATACTGTCGATAAACACCGCCGCTATCTCGGCATCCACCTGCACCTGGTTGGGGTCTTGGCAAATACCCTGACGGTACAGAAACTCCGCGATATGCACACATAGATCCCCATGATCGTAGAGGGTCTGGGTCATAGCTGGCTCCTCACAGCCCGAGCAATCGTATCCGCGATCTGATCCTGTTTCTGCTCCGCAGCATCCTCAAGATACTTTGCCTGACCACCACGAGGGTGCGACCACCCAGTCTCCTCATGCTGGCGGGCGGCATACACAAGATTATTCCCCACCATCGCAGAATGATCTGTCGTCCCATCATCGACAGTCATTGCCGCACGTAGGTCACCCTGCAGAATCGGGGTGAGCTGCACAGCATGATCCCGTAGCAACTCCGCAGCGTCTTTCACACCACGATCCACCGCGCCCACGATCAGCCGTGACGCTTGTAGAAAACCGGCACTCATTCGACCATCACCTTCACATGATTTGGGGTTTGACCAGTACCAACACACATTTGTGCGGATAGGATACGCCGCTCGCCCTTGAGGCCGAACTCCTCAGGGAGGGTGATCTTCTCCGCGAGATCTGGTATGCCGTCGCGGATGGCCCAGCAGATCATGGCAGCACAAACCACCTCCGTGCCATCAGGCACCGGCATAGGAACCACACGGTTCTCAGCGTTGATCGACGCTTTGATAACCCGATCAACACCCGGTTTCCTACCCGTAGCAGTACGCCCACCCACCCCATGCACAGTGACAGGGTGGATAAAAAAGATTCTCTCAATAGCAGACTGAGCTTGGTTCATCCGTAGATCACCCCAGGTAGGCCGTGTAGTAGCCCAGCCTCTTCGAGATACGTTTCCGCCATCTCGGATAGACCGCCATCAAGTAGGTGCTGGCGGCCATCGAGCATCACAGACTCGTCCAAGGTCACGCTGGCACCATTAATGGACGCGGTGCTCACCGTGGCCTCCACACCCATACCGCCGGTGATGACAGCCTCCGCCAATCCCCACTCCAAAAAAGCGTAGACCTGTGCGACTGTCGCGTCGCGGAGCGCATCACGGAGATCATCATCAGCCGGTAAACCGTTGGGAGTGACAGAGTACATAGCGCGGCGTGTAGCATGCCGCACACGGCCGGTGGCGATACGCAGTAGACGTTTGAGGGTTTTATCACCGTCATCAGGTAGAAGCTCCGCAGGGATTCCTTTTTCCACGTCACGGAGGGAAGCAAATTCAATCATTGTGTTTTCCTTCTTGCGCGAATGGCCCCACCCATACGCAGTGCATGGTGTGGGGCCATCATGAGCTAACCTCGGTTAAAGAGTGTTAGCTACTTCGGTCTTGACATCAGCCTCAAGGGTGGCGACACCCTCAGGGCGAACAACCTTGCCGCCGTAAACGTTCAGGCCACGGATAAGATCAGCGAAACGCTTCTCGGAGCGCATCGTCTCAATCTTGTTGAACTGGTTAACGAACGCCAACGCACCAGGGACCACCGCGGTGATGATCTCACGGTTGGCGGTCTTTTCGATGTTATTGGTGACGATAACATCAAAGCCCATAGCGCGACCCACCATGCCGTTGCGTAGCCCCTCGGAGGTTCCGGAGGCGTTCACGGTGGTGAAACGCTCATCGGTGAGCAGCGCGGAGTAGAAGTTAGGTCCGACGAAAACTGCACGGCCTTCACGTGGTGCATCAGCGGAGGACAGCTTTGCGTCCAGCTTGATCAGTGCCTCGAAAGCGGTGATCTGCTTAGCGCCGATAGTGCGGGAAGTTTCCGCAATGCTGGTGTTACCGATCTTGTGCTTAGCGCCTTCCTTGAGCAAGCCAGCGATGTACTTGTCGGTCTTAGCTGCGAGCTTCGCGGCGGCAGAGCGCATCGCTGGATCCTTGATGGGGCCTGCGGCCTGCACTGCGGTGACATCCTCAACTCGGAAGTTGACATAGTCACCCTTGTCGATCTTCATTTCCGAGCCGGTGAAGGTCAGATCCTCGACGGTCAGATCCGCGTTAGCATCGTAGTCACGGACGGTGATATCTCCGATGGAGGTGATGTGCAAAGTATCACCCTTGGCGAGGAGTTGCCCTGCGGGGATCTCCTGGCGTGCAACAATGCTGGATTGTGCGAAGCGGGTGGTTGCGGCGTATGGCTCCTGTAGAGCCGCTTGCCAGATCTCTGGGATGAAGGTGTCAGCACCAGTGGTGGTGATAGCCATTACTTTTCTCCTTTAGGAATTTAGGTTGATCTTGCCTGCTGCCGAGGCCTTATTGATGGCCTCCCAATCCCCCGCAGCTGCGAGGCGTGCCACATCAGCACGAGACAAGGTGTTGTTCTTCGAGGCCTCCGCCGCGTTCTCTTTCGGGGCCTGCCCGCTCGATGACGCAAAATTCCTCGGTTGCAGCGCCGGATACGCTTCCACCGTCGCGGTGATGATCTCCTCCACATCCTGTGCGAAGGTTTCACTACTAGGGTTTAGCTTCTCCCATTGGCCACTGCCTTTAATCAGAGTGGTGATCAGCGTAGGGTCAATACCCTTTGGGGTTTTGCCCATGATGGCGCGCTCCACCTGAAAAGCCTGCAGTTCACGCTGTGCTGCATCACGCTGCTCGGTGATCTGCTTGATCTGCTCCTCTGGTGACAGGCCCTCGTCGGATTCTTGACCGAGCATCTGCGCCATGCCTTGACGGATTTTCTCAAGAACTTTTGCCTGCTCTTCGAACTGCTTTTCACGTTCCGCAAGTTGCGCTTTAGCATTCTTGAGTTGGATACGGCGTTCTGCCGCTTCCGCATTGGCACGCTTGATACGCTCATCCACCTCAGTGGTAGCGGCGGCACCGGTAGTCTCTTCCATGTTGGTGGTGTCCTGCACTGCCTCCGTGGTGGTGTCTGTGGTGTCACCTGCTGGGGTGGTGTTCTCGGCTGGATCCGAGAGGGTCTGCATGTCGTCCATTCGCTGTGTTCCTTTTCTATGATCGTCTTTGCTTCGCGGGCCTGCCCGCTCACAGCACATAGGATCCCCCACGCACCACTGCGGTCAGTTAGGTACGCTCACGGTCGTACTGTCGGGTAAGGAAGTCATGTGCGCCGACGTGCTCACGCTGTGCGGCTTGCCACTTCCCCACCATCGCCCTGGTCTTTGCCTGCTCTGCTGGGGTGACTGCTGCAAGTTGACGGCGTTTCCATCGGCGGATGTTGCGTTCGATCTCACGCTGGCGCTGTAGCGCCTCATATTGTTCTGGGGTGGATTCTGCCACTGGGGGCGGATTCTTCCCCGATAAATACGCGGTTTCGGTGTGTTTGCAATTCGGGTGCTTATACCCGTGGGCTTTAGCCTCCGCCCACGTCGCAGCCACATTCACTGTCTCCATATCCCCATCGGGGCCGACGATCATCCGAGGCCCAGCCGGCCCCACCAAAGCCAGTATTTTCCCCTGGTACGGGGCACACTGTGGGGAGGACGCGGGGTGTGAGCTGATACGCACTAGCTCATGGCCATGCTGTATGAACGATCGGATTTTCCCTTCGGTGGCAGCGTTATGCCGCGCCGATCGAATAGCCATATCCGCGTAGGTGTCGATACGCCACCGGCGGCCGCCAGTACCCACCATCGTCGTAATACCCTTATCAGCGAAGCGGCGCATGGCATCCTGTACCACGGTACGGTGATTCGCGCCCGTGGCCACAGCAGACGAGGTGACACGCTGCACAATCCGCCGATACTCATCCACCGTAGAGCGCAAAACCTGTATGTGCTGCTGGCGTAAAGCAGTCTTTGTTTCCACCACCAACGCCACAACCGCAGCCTGGTCCACCACTGGGGCAAACACGCGACCGCCGGCACGCCACCCTTGCTCCCAGCTGTGCATAATCTCAGCCTCCACCACCGGATCAATCATCGACTGTGGGGTGCGTAGTATCCGCCCCAGCTCACGGGTGATACGTGTGATCTCCTGCTGCTGTGCATGGTAGTGGGATGCACTACCCCACGCGCCGGCTGTGAGAGAGTCACGGATCAGGGTGATGATGTCGGCCTCCGCATCGCGGTAGGCGCGGATTAGGGATCGTAAATCACGCTTGTACTGGGGTGTGATAACACCACGTGGATTCGTCACTGTGACAGATCACCCGCATGTGGTGGAACCACATCAGACCCCAGTGTGAACGGATCCACGGCAGCATTCTCCGCCTTGATCCGCTGCACCTCCAACTCCTTCTCCTGCGGCGTCCACTCAGGGTGTAGGCGCTCCACAGCCGTCTCAATCGACATGACCTGTGCCCCACGCAGAGTCTGTACCGCGTTCGCCCGATCCAAATCGGTTTCCTGTACAGGCTCACGCATAGCGACATTCACCGGCCTTGCTGGCCCCTGCACACCATGGATACCCGCCTCAATCCACAGGTAGGCGGTCATCAACTCCGATAGGGCTGCACGCCACATACGGGCCTTGATTCTCCACGTATCCAAAGTGGACTTCGATTTAGCTTTCACCTCCGTGGCGGTCATCGCACCCGACACCCCCGAGTCGTCACCAAGAGTCAGTGGGGAGATACCCACCGCATCCATGATCTGCCGCTGTACTTTCTCCAGCGCCGCAACATACTCTTGCACGCGAATGTTGAACTGCACCTGTTCCAAGGTTGGTTTCGCATCAGCGGTCGCACCCTGTGCCACGGGGAAGATCGTGCGATCAAACTCAAACGCCAAGCCGCTACCTGGGGCGCCGACTTCCATCAGCTCCTCGGAGATCAGCAGCTTGGATTTAGCCGAGTCGATCTCATTCATGAAGTCTGTCCAGATTTTGTCTAGATCAGCGAAAAGACCACCGGCTGCGGAGATATCCGACGCGCCAAGGTTCTTGAGCTGTGGGTAGTGCCGCCAGCTATGCACGCCCTCACGGTTGGGGAGGACACAGGCAGTCAGGTGGGTGGTGCCCGTATTGATACCTTGCTCGGCGTCTACAATGTCCACGAGGTAGGCGGCATCAGGGTGATCCACATAGGGGCGCTGATGACCGATGTTCTCAGCCTCACCAGCGTAGAGAGCGTATTCGACACGGCCTGCCTTGTGGAGTTGTAGGAGTCTCCACACGTGCTTGTCTCCCTCTAGGTCTGTGAGGCGATCCCAGAAAATAATCTCCGTGGGGCGCCCTTGTGCCCATGTGATAACCGCCTGGTCGGGGTCTACCCATTCGATCCATGGGTGCTCATTGATGGTGGTGTCCCAGACGATTCGGGCGAGTACCCAGCCGAGGCCGGATGAGCGTACTGCCGCCTGGTATAGGTCAGCGGCGAATCGGTCACTACTGGTGGCGTGGTCTAGTGCGTCCACCAGTACCGTGTTGTCCTCATCGTCTGGGTGCACGGTGATACGGGGTGGTTCTCCCACCATTAGTCCTGCGCTGGCATCGGCGATACGGGCGGGGAACGGTAGGTGGCGTTGAATGGTGGTGTTGCCACGGGTGCGACGGGGTTTTCCGTAGATAGCACGGGCGAGGCTCCCACCTATACCGCCGTTGAGCTGCCAGTTTGTACTCGCTGGGGTGCTGTTCGGTGTGGGGCGATCATGCGCTAGGTTCTCATTGATCAGGTTGATATCTCCGACGAGTAGCGCGTGATCGTGCTTGATCTGGTCGAAGGCTTTCCCGAGGTGTCGTGGCGGCCATGTGGTTTTTGGTTCTGGCATTCCCATGTGCTTGTCTCCCGTTTTGGTGGTGATTCTGGTGGGGAGTGTCGCATTTTTTGGTGGCGGTCAGTTGGTTTACCAGCACAAACAACAATTTTGTAAAAATGACTTTACAAAGTGTACTAGTGCGCACTATACTAAAAGTACACCACAACAAAGGAGCACAAAATGACCACCACCTACTACCGCATCCAAGCCGCCGACCGCCCCAACATCCTTGACGAAGAAAACCAATACTCCTACAGCTGGAACAACCAAGGCGCAGAACCACGCCACGGCATCAGCGTCATGCGCTGGCGCGACGACCTCGCAGAATACATCGCACAAACCGGCATCCAATGGGACGAAACATGGGAACTCATCGAAGTAGCCGGCACCCCAGCCGACGACGAGGACGAGGACGCACACATGGGCGCACTCCTCATCATCCCCACCGAGATCATCTCCCGCGAGCCAATCACCGACGGCTTCATGGATGAAATCTTCGAAGCATTCGAGGCTGCCGCCTAAGCCCCCAGCATGATCTGCTTGCGCCATAGGTGCCGCGGTGAGAACACCGCATAGCGTAGAGCATCACAGTGGTCGTCATTCTCCTTGATCGGAGCATCCTTACCACGATTCGCCGCGGTAGTATCCCACCTGTAGCCTACGATCTCCTCAATGAGACGCTGGCAGCTGGTATCAACGATCAGTTTCCCACCTGTGAGGAGGCTATCAACGGTGCGGATACCATCAAGAACGTGGTTATCGGCGGCGTGGTTAGTGATCCGCCGTTGCTTCAGTTCCTCGCGGAATGATGCCGCCGCCGGATCGACGTAAATAAACTTCGGGTATGTGGGTAGCGTGCCCAACCATTCTTCGAGGCTATCCGCCAGCTGGGAGTCAGTGAGCCTGCGACGTGTCCCACCAACCGTGTTCGGCGACCACTCACGATGCACACAGAGCCTACCCTCACGATCTACACCCACCGCGTACCCGGCAGTGGGGTGATTCGTACCATAGTCGATCCCCACAGCAAGAATATGCTCCACATGGGTATCAGCCACCATTGTTTCCTGATCCCACGTCTCGTAGATCGCGCCATCAGCGACCGCCCATTCCCCTAGGATCATCCGCCGGTAGAACACCCCAGTGTAGGAAGCCCGCATACGCTCACGATATTCGACTGTCAGACCGGGGTTATCGTCCATTGTGAAAAGCCGCGCATAGGTATCCGTCTCCTCGGCACGATCGATAAAGTCTGCCTTGAGATAATGTGTTGGTGTCGCGGGATTCGTCGTCGCAAACACCCTCGGTGGCAGCGGATTCCCCACAGCACGCATACGCGACCAAATCATCTCCCACACAGGTTCGGGGCACAGGGTCAGCTCATCATAAAAAACCAGCTGGTAGGTACCACCACGGATACGCCCCTCAGCACCAATATCATTGACACCGATCACGGTCACGTCACGGCCAAAAATCTTCGCACTAGGCTGCCGGCGACGATAGAAAATATGGGGGGCTGCCGCCCCGAAAATCGGGTTGGTGAGCAACGGCTCGAAGATGTTCTGCCACACAGAGTCCAGAGTTTTCCCCATAATGACAATGGAACCGTTCGGCCCTGCGGTATTAATCTCCCCTAGCATCATCAGCAGCCAGGCAAAGGTTTTACCCGAGGAGACACTGCCGTACCAGATGTTGAGCGAGTGTGTGGACTCCCTGATGGCTTCTATCTGCCCTGGGGAGAGTTTAAACTCCATCCTCTATCCCATCATCGTCACCGGTCTTGGTGTCGCGTATCGCAGCCATGAGGTCTACGAACTCCTGCCCCGAGGTGACGTTCACATCCAGCTTCACGGAGCCTTGTAGCCCCCACAGGTCGGATAATTGCTTGTTGATGTCGAGGCATAGGCGTGCCGCTTTCAGATCCCCTTCACGTGCACGCTTCCAGTACACGAGGTGCAGCTTGTTAAGGCGACGATCCACCTTCCTAAAGACGTTTTGCGCTACATCGGGGATCGCTTCTTTCATCGCACGGTTGTAGTCATCCCTAGCACGAGTCTGGGATATTCCAAGATGCTTTGCGATGACATCGAAGGTGGCTCCATCCTCGTGGAGCTGCACGACCTTTTGGGCGCGTTGTGCACGCTCGGCGGTCATTCCGCGTTTGGACATATGCTTGTCTCCATTTTCGGTGTTTGAGCAGGGGTTCAGGGGGCAGCTGTGTTCCACCCCCTATATGTGGGTGGCTAGTGCTCTGCTACTCGGTTGTCGAGTAGATATTCGAGGGCTTCCTCTGGGCTATCGAATCCATTGGATAGGGCCAGCCATTGCTGTGCTAAATGCGGTGGGAGTTGCATGCGGATGGTGATGAAGTCTTCATATGGATCGGGGCGGTGTTCCTCTGGTGCGAGTTCTTCCTCTTCCATACTGGTGATGAGGTCTGCTAGGTCACTGTCGCTGTACCCGGTGCCTGTGAGATCCGGTAGGTCTTGGAGGATGTCGAGAAGGGTTTCATCGTTGTAGGTGGCGAGGTCGGAGGCGCGGTTGTCTACGGCGACGATGCGTGCGAGTTGTTCTTCGGTCACGTCGATAACCCAGCAGTCCGCGGTGGGTGTGCCCAGTTGTTGCAGCGCTTTGAGGGTGTGGTTTCCGCATGCTACTTCCATAGGTCGCCCTGTATGTGTACCACGGTTGACCACTAAGGGTTTGTAGACCCCGTTTTGGATGATGGAGTCTGTGATGACATTCACGTCACCTTTACGGGGGTTGCGGTGATAGTAGCGGAGCTGTTGGGTGAGGTGTGCTTCTAGTTTTCCATCCATGAATGTGATTATCGCGAGTTCCTAACTGCGGTCAGAACATATAAGCGGAGAACTAGCTACTTTCGTGTTGGTCGCTTCACTTTCTTTTTGGGTGCTCTATCCATTGGTTTTCGTCTCGGATTCTTTGTACCCACGGGCGGAACATACTCAAAATTGTGTAGCATGAGGCGTCGTGCCGACATGTTGCCCTTTTTATTCTGTGATTTAGCACTTGTGGCGACGCGCTTGGCTGGGGCTGTTGTCTGCCGCCAGCGTGGGGACTTTTGTGCGATACGCACCATCGCTGGGTGTGCGAGAACCTTTCGATACCGATAACCCATCTCATAGAGTCGCTGACCCTGCCAATCGGCTAGCACACCAGCTATTCCGAGTCCTTGATAGTCCGGCAGTACGACCGTGCGATGAGCCATTTTTATATTCTTTGTTCTGGGGTGCATGAAATGGATATAGCTTGTCCACGCGACGGGTTTTCCGTCGATCTCGGCGATGAAGCATTTGGCACTGCTTGCTAATACGGGACTCATATAGTGATGGTGCGCAAATAGTGTCCATTCGCTACGTTTGGCTTCTCTGATGTTGAGTGTGAGCTGTGGGCGGGGTTGAACCGACCTCCAGCGAAACTCTTGGGATGCCACATCGTACACCCAGTCCGGCTGTAGCCAATCTTCCACGTCATAGTGGCAGGTGACGGCGACAAACTTCGTGGAGCCGCGTCTCACGGATTTCTGCACACAATGCGAGGTGACTTTTGCGACCTGGCGATCCACTACAGATGTGAACTCGTCCACAACGGCTAGGCTCTCGGTCTCGGTGATGGTGCGTGCCATGTCTGCACGAAATTTCTCGCCGTTACTGAGCGTGCTGTATGGGCGTACCCATGCGGGGACGCTGGCGAGGCCGACGGCAGTTAGCGCGCCCGTGATTTGGTTAATGTCTAGGCTGTTATCGAAATTGTCAACAATGGATCGTTCATCCCATTCATAGCCTTCTCGCACTTTCCCCGGCCATAGCTCATTGGCGAGAACGGACTTGCCAGCACCAGACGGGCCAACGATCAACCCGACTTGCCAGGGTTTTTCTTCGATGGGGAGGCAATGATCCCATTCCCGTGTTTGCTTCGCTTCAAGTGGCAGGTCGAAGATTCCGCTAACTTGTACTACGCGTGCCGTCTTGGGGGTGTTTGCGCGCTTGGTGATTTTTACATGATTGCGCGGCATTCTAGGCCCTCCTCTAAGAAGCGCTCCAGGAGCTTTTGCTGCTGGTGTGAGTTGTCGCACTCTACAACCACGGCGTAGTTGGTGGGGAGTGGTTCTTCATCAACGTCGCCCGGCTCCGGGAGAGGATCTTCGTATTCAAGGTTGGTGAGTTCTTTGAAATCTTCTTCGGTGTAGCCGGTTCCGTCGAGGTCATCGTCTACGGTTTCAAGGAGCGCTACGAGGGTATCGGTGTCGTAGTCGCCAAGTTCTGCGGTGCGATTATCTGCTAGGACGATCTTTGCGGCGCGTTGATCGTCCACATCGACTTCCCATACGTCTACGGTTTGCCAGCGTGGGTCCTCGGGGTTTTGTTCTGCGAGTCGCCGCATGGCTTCTAGGGTGTGGTTCCCTGCGAGGACTTCTAGCGGGCGTCCAGTGTAGGTGCCTTTATTGACATAGATTGGTCGGTACACGCCGTTGGCGACGATGCTCCCCATGATCGCCTCAACGTCTCCCCTGCGTGCGTTTTTATGAAAGCGATTCAGGTCAGTGAGTGGGTATTGCGCGTGTCTGCCAATGTTCATGGTGGAGGTCATAGCCCATGACCATATGGGGTGACCGTATGCGGTCAGTGGGCCAGACCTTGGGGCGGTTACTGCATTATCTGTGGTAGTAATGTTGCGGTGGCGGATGTCACACCAGATTTCAGCGCCGCCTCCACGATTCTGCCTAGGAAAGCGCCGATAGAGGGCTTACCATTTGCTCGCGTTTCGGCTTCTACCTCATTGGCTAGCTGCACCTCACCGTCTGTGCGGAGTGCTTCGATGAGGTCATCGATCTTACCTAGGTCGATTTCGACGTTCACGTTCTGCGTGTTATTGTCTCCTACCTGCACGTTTGTGGTTGGGCCATGGAAGTTGAAGGTGGTGTCACCTTGGGCTTTTTCTGGTGCGTCTGTCAGGCTCCTACCATCGTCTATGAACGTCAATCCTTGAGGGGTGAGCATTGAGCGCATAAATTTACTCTGGAGTGTATGAATACCTTTGATTAGTTCTTTTGCCTCAAGAGCCTCCAACGCCGATTTGATCTGCTCCTCCGTCAGATCTGGTGATAACTCATCAACCAATTCACTGAATGTGGTATGTCTACTGGGGCTGTACCCTGTCAGCTCTGCTATTGCGAGTAGCGTGGCCTGCTGTTGTTCTCTTCTATTCTGCATGACACCAATTCTAAGAGAAGAGCGTTATTTACAGCGAACACCATTAGTGATTTTTGAAGGCAGGGTGCCATAAAAATAGCCCCTATTGGGGCTATTCCGAATGATTACCGTGAGATTATGCCAATCGCCACTTCTTTCAGATAGTCCGACAGCCTCAGAGCATCCGCCACGGTCAGATCATGATCATGGAAGCCGTACATGTTACTGATCGTGATATTGATAGCCTTATATGAGTCGCGTGGATCATTGTCGATGAATGCTTCAGCAGTGAGAATGGTGTCGGTTGGGGAGGTGACAGCAAACATTAGGGGATTTGCCCTTCCTAGTGAGTGTGGGGTGTTGCGGTCACCCCTACACGGTGGTGTTGTTCGTGTTCCTTTACATAGTGGGCTACTTCTCCCCTACCTACACGAGGGTTAGCTCTGGTGCGTGTGGTTTCTGCTCCCATCGTTGTAGTGCTTTTACGATGGCAGTGGCACCAGCTGGAGTGATTTTTAGTGTTTGTCTCACTTCACCGTTGATCCGTGGTGCGGTGTGGTTGGGGACGAGGTGGAAGTAGCGCTTCTTGTCTGCTTTGCAGCGCCAGCGGTGTTCAATGACTTTTTGTTGTTTCTTGTTAGACCATCGTTCGCTTGGGGTGTCGTAGATCCATCCGTGTTTTTGGAGTAGTTGGCGTAGGTGTTGCTCTCCGATGTTGATTTGGTTGGCGAGGGTGCGGAATTGGATGAGGTCGGTGTCTGCGACGAATTGGTCGTGGTATTCGACTTTGGGGGCGTTGAGTGCTTGTTGTGCTTCTAGTTCTTCGGCGCGGCGTGCTTGTGTGGCTGCTGCTTCGAGGGCTTCAGCGTAGGTTTGGGGTATTGCCGGGTGTTGTGTTTTGGCTTTGCGTTCGCACTCGATGAAGTATCGGCGCGCCTGCTTACCCTTCTCGTTGTTTTGGACCATGGAAATTTCTTTCGCCATGTCCATAGTGAGGATGTGATCTTCGGAAGGTCGGCCTCCGGTAGTTTTACTCATTTTTGAGTAAAAGTCCTGACCTGCGATAAAGCCATATTTTTCGATTAGGCGGCCGATCCAGTCGTTGTACCGTGTGGGCGCCTCTAGGAATCGATGTAGGTCGCGGCCCATGACTGCTTGAATGCCGTCGGTGTCTGCAGTCAATGGGATCAATTCGGTTGCGCCACCATGTGATGACATGGCAGAATTAGCCATTACTAAACCTCCTATTTAGGTTTGGTCACGCCACCGGTAGTTCCCGCTACGCGGTGGCTTTTATACATGAAACTAGGGTAGCTGCTTGCTACAGCAACTACCCTATCAAATGTTAGACATTTTGTCTAATCATAGTATTTTACCTTTGCCCTTTAGCTATTTTGCCTACATATCCACTACTCATTCCAATCTGCCTGCCAATCTCAGTAGCGGTTACAGGGCCAAGCAAAGCCTTTTGGAACACTCTCCGCCTCCGTCCCTTCGCAGCATCAATCGCATTGAGATACTCCTCTTGAGCGCGAACAGCCTCCTCTAAAAGCGCATCGTGTAATTCCTGCCTTCTAGACTTCATCACTGCACTTTCTCCCAGCTACCACAGCCAGTAGTCTTAAACGCTTTATCAGTAGGCAATATCTCTACTACCACCTGCCCATCCGAGCTGAAGTCATTAGCAATGATGTCAGATCCGGCACCAGTAAACCCCGATAGCCTAGCCCAGTAGCACCCCAGCGTGCTGCCAGATGCACGGTACACGCCGGGCTGAATATCGGAACCAACAATGTTTATGCCATCGGATATGGTTTGCAAACCATCATCATTGATGGGGCATCTAACCGATGTGATCTCATCTACGGTGATTGCTACTTTATTGCGGGGAACATCTGGTTGTGAGGTGGCAAAATCGTCCTCGATCTCTTTTCTGGTGCTCCCGCCTTCCACCATCAGGCATATGGAGTCAGAAAGGCTCATTAGGGTGACGGCATCTACGCTCACGCCTTTGTCTTTGAGCTTGTCTACGCTGCTCATATATCGGGTCAATGCATCGCGGCGAATACGCTGCTCTATCTCGCTATAGGTGGGAGTCGATTCTGTCGTGGTGCTAGCGGTGGTATTGGCAGTTTGGCCAGTCTCGCCCACGCTCCCGCACCCGGTGGTGAGAACAGCGACAGTACAGGCGGCAGCGGCTAAACGCTTCATGGTGAACACTCCTAGAAAAGAGGGGGTAAATGAGGGAGGAAATGTGCCTACAGTGTGGCAGCACGATTCAAAGAGTAGCGGATACGCTGACGCGACTGCCCCAACTTCTCCCCCACCTCAGACTGGGACAAAATCTTGGAGGTCACAATATCGTGTATGAGGAGGTCACGCTCATCACGCATATCATTCACCTGGGCAAGGAGATCATTGATCTGTGCTTCCAGTGCGACAAGTTTCTGCACCTTGGGGTGGTCATCAAGGCCGGTGATACGGATGGTGAGTGGTCGTACCCCCCATTGCTCGGCTGCGGCTTCGATGATCTCATCGGGCGTGGGATCGGTCTTGGTGATGCCTAGTTTTTGGGTGAGGTCGGGGAGGTTTTCTGCCTGCATTTCGTGGGTGCGGCGTGTGGTGTAGATGTTTATCATGCGTGTGTTCCTTTACTACTCGTGTAAAAACAATTTTACACTATGGTGTTTGCGTTGAGATCCACTCCTGTAACTCCACTAGCTCGGGAAAATCCACTGAGGGGAGGAACGCTAGACCACCGCCCGTGTTGTAGATGCGGAGTTCATTTTCGATGATCGCCGCGATGTCACATTGTGTGTTTTTGGGCAGTGTGCCCCATGTGGTTTTGATCAGGTCGATGATCCGGCGTAGGTCTGTGTGAGTGTGGGATAGCCCGTAGCAGAGGAGATGTGGGAGTACCCATGGTGGGAGGTTTATCATTTTTGCTCCATTTTGCGGTTGGAGGTGATAAGGGTAATCCCCTGACTGTGGCGGTCAGGGGCTTGTGCGGCGTGGTGGTTATTGGGCGGGTTGTCCGTGTTTGTCCCATGCTCTTGGTAGGTCTGGGCGTGGGGTGACGAGACTGGGCGGAACTAACCTTTCGGAGCGTGGGTTTGTTGGTTTTATCAGGTAGAAGACGTTTTTCCCGTACACCTCACGCACCTCGGCTAGCACCTCGAGATGACCAGTGCTCTTGATCTCGCACCACATACCGACATAATCGGCGTGCTCATCACTAGGAATATCAACGAAAGTGATCATTTAAGGCTTCTCCATTCAGCCAGGGCCTGTGTAAAGAATGCCTGCATTGTCGGGGTACTCTCCACAGGTTCTACGCTCTCCTTGTACGCGGTGCATTCTGGGTCATACCCGTCTGGGTACCGCCTGAAAAGCACTACTTTCCCATGGTCGTAAAGGTATGTTGGGGCAAAGTAGATTTCCCCTTGCTGTATCCCGAACCTGTCATCGGATTTTTTGAGTTTTACCAACCGCATTTTTCATATCCGTTCATGATTTCGTATGCGCTGGCGTATGCGATGCCGGCGCATACTGAGATGGCTACAAGCAGGTAATGGATAAAGTAAGCTTTATCAATGTCATCGTCCCAAATGACTCCGTAAAGAACGGCGGCAAAATTCAATACCCCTGTGGCGGTGGCGAGGACCACCAAGATATAGGCAAGCGCCGTCACACTATCCCCTCCTGTTCTTTGTCTGCTAGTAGTCCCGCGTCTGCGATACGCTGAGCAATTGCACGGGGGTCACCAGTGTCTTGAGAGATGAAGAAATTTTCTTGCAGCCACTCGTGAATCACTCGTGCTGCTTTATCGATGTTGTTCACGATTGTTCCTTTTCACGGTTGGCCTGACAGTATTCGACATATGCAACAAATTCAGACAGGGGACGACGCTCCCACATCTCAGGATCAGGGATGAATTCTTCGCTGCCCTTTAGTGCATCGTCTGGATTCCATGTAGTGATGATGACAGGGCGGTGGTGCAGGTTGCTGCTGTAATACACGTGGGGTTCAACGGAAAAGCAGCCATGGCTCGTCCAGATGAACACGCGGTGCGGGATATTTTCGATAAAGAATGGGGTCTTTAACCTCATATTCTCTATATTCTTAAGCTCATGCTTGTATTTCCTACCGAGCTTCTTACGCCCGTCGAGCACGTAAACACCGTCATCAAACGAATAATCATTTGGTCCTGGTAGTTTGAGGTTTTTGTTCACGTTGTCAGGATCGTTGGGGACGAATCCGCCCATGTAGTATTCGCTTTGTCGACCCATGAATATGGCTTTGTCGTAGTCACAGTCAAGTTCTTCACAGACCTGCTTACAAAATGCGACCTGTTTTTCTTCATGCTCGACAGAAAGTTTATGAGCCCGCGTGTTTTCGCGTGGGTCTTTACAGACCCACCATGCACGAGCCTCGAAGAAAGACTCGTCGAAGTCTATGCCGATTAGCTCTTTAACCTTCTCTGGGGGTAAAACATCAGTAGTCATTTAATCCTCCTGTCGCTCGTATGAGCCTTTAGGCCCGTAGTCTTCCTCATCTAAGTCCCAGAACTGCTGACCATCCCATACGCATGTTTTCGCGCACCCGGTGCAGCGGCGCAGTATGAGGCGTTTCCTTTGTGCCGTCCTCAAAATCACCACATTGCCCGCATAACTGGATTGCGCTACCCAGCCGCTGCACATGATCCCGGGATTGGTGCACCCACAGTTTTCACAAGCACGTAGACTTGTCGGGCCGCATATAAATGGCGCTTGTGTCCACTCGCCCCAGTCGATTGTGTGACCATCCCACCGCTCCGGCACACGGTGGAGTAGGTCTAAGATGCACACCGATGCTCCCTCAGCGTGGCTCATTCTTGCTCCCCTAGTTTTAGGATTTGCTGTAGTTTCTGCTGCTCACGCTGGTAGTTTTTCCAATGGTGATCGTCGATAATTTTGTGGAATTTCTCGATCCGGCGCATATATGTAGGTATTTCGTCGACACCAAACGCACAGAGGAATGTCGCGGGCAAAACCATCAACCAAATCGCACATATAAAGACTCCCCACGATTCGGATACGATCCCCGCGACAAACGGGACGGTGATCACCACAAGCACCGCAAACACCCAAAGCGCTACATACACGCGGTTGGTACGGATGGTGCGTTGAGCCTGGAGTATCACAGGCGGCTGCGGTGGCTTATTCCTCATCATCGCCACCCCACCTTGCTTTCAGATCATCTATGACCTGTGTGTGATCAGCCATGTGCGCTTCGCATAGGGCGAGTGCCGCTTCAAGGTAGGGGCGACGACGGAGGACTTCTTCACCTTGTGCTTCCGGCCAGCCCTCATCCTGCGAGATCAAATCTTTCAGTTCTGCTGGGATACCGGACCAGCATCCGACTTGCATCCGCCACCCGTCACAGGTGGGTATAAGGGTGACTCGCCCAGATGGCGTTTCCGATATCTGCAGCCCGCCAAAAAAACAGTAGCTCAGGAGAGCATCCTGCAGATCAGCACCACGTAGGTCAGCACCACGTAGATCAGCGGCCTGTAGGTCAGCACTTTGTAGGTCAACATCACGTAGGTCAGCGCCACGTAGGTCAGCACCCCACAGATCAGCACCACTCATGTCAGCACCACGTAGGTCAACATCACGTAGGTCAGCACCCCACAGATCAGCACCACTCATGTCAGCACCACGTAGGTCAACATCACGTAGGTCAGCACCCCACAGATCAGCACCACTCATGTCAGCACCACGTAGGTCAACATCACGTAGGTCAGCACCCCACAGATCAGCACCACTCATGTCAGCACCACGTAGGTCAACATCACGTAGGTCAGGGGCCTTATATTCTGCCCTCGCTTTCTTGACGATCTTTTCAACATCTTCATGGGTCAGGCTAGTCATTGGGTTCTCCTAGTGCTTCTTCGAGGTTGTGGACGTGGTAGGCGAATTGTGCTGGGGTGAGTGGCGCATCATACTGCCGCATATCAGCTAATTCCGAGCGCATCATCTGCAGCACATCATGCGGGGAGAGCATGGGCGCCTGGTCAATAGGCATCATTTTTTCGCCTCCATATGCGTCACATCCACCTCGAGGAAACCGCTATCATCCATCCCCCGCAGCATCTCCGCCGCCTTCTCAGCGATAGCTACACTTCGCTGCCATCCACCTTCACAAAAAACACACAGCGTCTTATGTGCCAAGGCCCAGCTGACCGCAGTGATAGCCTTACCCACGACTAGCCGACTGTCCTCAGTCACCATCGCGTCCCACACTCGCGGATCCGTACCAAAAAGGTCCTGGCATGTGGGGCTAGGATCCGGCAAACCTCGCACATCGAGGCAGGCCATCTCACCGCGCATGAATGCCGCCATTTTTTCGTTGCATGAATAAATAGAAATTTTCATTTTCTTACCTCCTCGTAGGTCTTTTTGAAAATCCTGTAAATCGCTTCCCACCTGTGTTCCGGCGCGCCGTTCTTTCGCCATAGCCACAGTGCCTGCGTAGACACCCCACACAGCTCGGCCAGCTCGTGACGTACACCGTCTGTGACGATTCGCTCCATCCACACACCGACCCGCACCAGCGCATGGTCATCGTGGTGCTCATCCAGGTTGGTGATGTCCTCCCAGTCCATGGGGAGCGGCCAGAAAACCCGCTCACTGTAGACCGGTGGCGTGTATGTGTCGCACTTGTGGGTGTCCCATGCTCTGTCGATACAGTTTCTGACTCGTATGGGGATCGTGGTGCCCTCTACGAGGGCTGCAAAAAGATCGTTGATTGTGACGCCGTGTGATGCCACCTGATGCTCTGTGACTCCCAGCGCTAGAACAGCGCGGAGTTTACGGCGTGCAATAGTGGAGTCCTCGGCTTCCTCAAGGCGAGAGAAGTAACTGTATTCGATGATCTCCTGGGCAAGTTTGAAGCTGGTGGTGGGGATACACCGCCCCCACCCCGCGGCATGCCATAGGCCACCTTTTTGGAAGATACGGGGGCGGTCACTCACTACTAGCGTCATGCTGCTGTGGTGTTCCGTAGAGAATCATTCCACCGCGCAAGAGCTTTCTGCAGGTCACCGTCATAGTATTCGGTGAGGAATTCCAGCTCGTGCCGCTTGTAATCGATGATTTCGAGGCCGTTTACCGGTTGCCCTGAGCTGACCCATTCGAGCAAGTCACGCTTGGTGAAGCAGTATTCGTAGTTGATCTTGCCGTGCTCGTCGGTGACTGTGGTGCGCGTCCAGTCGATATCGTCGTTGATGCAGGCTTGTTCGAGTCGGTAGGGGTCGATGATGTAGTGGTGTGCGGCTTCTTTGAGAGTGAGGGTTTTCATTATTTCCGCCCCTCACGTCGGAGTAGTTCCGCGACTGTGATTTGATGTGGCAGGCCGGTTGCCCGGTGCTTGCCTTCGTATGCTTTGCGCATGGTGTGGCTCCTTTGTGTTCCTTTACTGGGGTCGGCTATTGCGGTAGCCGGTGTGTGCGGTTGGGGTTGCGGCCCCGTGTGCTCACATGAGTAACTATAGTACGCACCCGTGCGTTTTGTAAAGCCGCTTTTACAAAAGGGTGTTTGTGCAGGTTATTCCACACAAACACCCTTGGGGGTCGTAGCGTTTTAGCTTTTAAATGCCGCTGAATAGATCTGGAGAAGCGGTCTTGAGGCGATCACGGATAGCGTTAGCGATCTCCTGCATTTCAGCATCCACACCCGACTGCACACGACGGTTCACAAACTCGATCCACGCACGTGCATTACCCGTGACCACCATGCGTGTCTCCATACAGGAGGGGAGGACAGCGCGGGCGGCTTCACGGGCCTGCTTGCGTTTCAGGCCACGGCGTAGCAGCCGATCAGTGATCGACTCGTAGAGGCCCACCTGGTGCACAACGTTTGCGTCGAGCATCGCCTCCAGCTCCGCGTCGCCACGGATAGCGGGCGGGATCACATAATTCATCTCCGACTCATCGACGAATCGCTGCGAGCGAACCGAGAACCCAAGATGGCGATGGCGGGTGATCTCAGCAAGCGCGGCACGGCTCATGCCGATGATCTCAAAGGTGAAGCTGGCGTGCTCAGCGATGGAGCCGTGCCCCATCTCATAGACAGTGCGATCAATATATGCGCTGGTCGTAGCGGTCGCGGGATTAGGGCGATGATGTGAGTCGTAGCAGTTTCTGCCAGCGAACTCCACGAGGCTAGCATCATCGGTGACATTCTCCTGTAGCTCCATGCACTCCCCGATCACCTCATGGTCGATGGTCGTCCATGCGATGAGTTTGACCGATAGATCAACGGGGTTGGCGTGATTCTCCCGCCCTGGCGCTTCGACACTGCCGCCATCGAGTCGGTCAAGCTCGTCGATCAGCATATCTATGCTTTTACGGATATCCTCAGCCGGATTGCCTTTAGCGATTCTGTCGATGCGGCATGATCGGGCAATATAGCCGACCGCTTGGCCAGCGTTGGAGGTGAGGTGGCGTGTCAGATCAATGACCTGCAATTCGCCAGGGAATCGGTAGTATTCGGGAACTTTTCGGTTATCTTTTCTGGTCATTTCTTCTCCTTATTTAGGTGGTCTAGAGCCATGACCATCAGTGAGATAGCCGACTCTGGGATGTCGCTGTCTACCCTGATTTCCACGGCCGAGTGACCGCCAGCAGCCGGTTGAATCTCGATACACTGCTGGTCTTGGTAGTCGATGCTGATGGCAAACCCGACACGAAACTTTCCCACACGGAAGCAAACACCATCGTATGGTCTGTAGGATTCTGCCCCTTTTCGCAGAAACAGTTTCCTTTTACCCAGAGCCTCAGCCATCAGATCAACTACATGCTGGGCATGTGCGTGGAATCGCTCTTTCTCTGAAGATTCCGACCCCATCATCGCCAGCAGCTTCTTCTTCAATTTTGTATCCGGCTCAGAATCGAGCAGTTTTTGCAGTTCATTCCTAGTGATCGTCTTATTCATCATGATTCTCCCTCGTTGTTGTGCACCCCAACCCATTCAGCCCTGACCCCACCGTGGCGCTTTACGCCACGTGAGCAGCCATAACCCACTTTCTGGATAAGTCCGTTACGCGACCATGAGTAGAAAAGACCACCGATGGCATTCGGGTCGGTCGGCTCACAGTCCCCGAGGAGATCACGGAGATCATCAGCGGAGAAGCGGCGGCGTGTATGCGCAAGATATTTCATTGCAGAGTCGGCCGCCCGGTGCCAGTTATGGTGTATCGCTATCTGCTTGTAGTAGGCGCGTTCTGATGGGTGTAGTTCTTCGATGTCCCCACCCACTGTGAAGAGGGTGGGTTCGTGGTTTTTGACCATTCGGCTACCGCTCGTAGTAGCGGTCGAAGGCATCGGCTTCCCAGCTGTCGTCCTCGATGTCGTCGTCATCGTCGTCAACATCGAAGTACCGGTCTGCCATGAGGTCGTTATAGCGGTCGTATGGGTCACTCATGTGGGTGTGTTCCTTTACTGGTCGTAGTTAGCACCGTTGCGGCGGTGCGGGTACGCACTAATTATAGTGCGTACCGGTATGTTTTGTAAAGTCTGTTTTACATCTTGTGGGTGAGGTAGAACTCGATAGCCCTACCAGTGCGAGTCAGGCGTACCACACCATCCTCACCACGGGTGGCGTAACCATCGGCGATAGCACGCTCCACCCCGCCACTGGTACTGGCCAGCTGGTACGCCCCAGACCCAATGTTCAAGATCGCAGCCTTGACAGTTTTGGGAAACATTCGTTCATCTAGGGTTACGCGGGTGGGGAGCAGATCGCGGCTTTCCAACCTCCCCCAGATCCAACCGGCGGGGTCATCCTCTTCGCCCTGCTCTATCGCATCGGTGATACCGGCACAGATAGCCCGCCAAATAGAGTCTCTGAGCTGCGGGAAGTAGCTTTTGGCCACTATTTACGCCCTGTGGATCCGAAACCGCTTTCACCACGGCGTGTAGCAGATAGTGGGGATGATTGGCGAGAGAATGCGACTTTTGGCAGCTTGTGGATCACGATTTGGCAGAATCGATCCCCCGGTTCGATGATCACAGTCTTTTCACCAATGTTCCGCACCACGGCGATGATCTCCCCACGGTAATCGGCATCGATCACCCCAGTGGAGTTTGCGAGCACTAGCCCATACTTCACCCCAAGCGAGAAGCGAACGTGCAGATAGCCGCCATAGCCGGCGGGGATCGCCATGCGCACACCGGTACCGATTTTTGCGATCTTACCAGGGAAGATCACGATACGCTTGCCCGTGCCATTCATAAGATCGGCACCCATATCGGTTGTGTGGACGCGCCGCGGGCACAGCTCAGCGGAGTCGGCTGTGTAGGGCACAGTGCACGGGTAACTCTCCCCCACTGCGGAGCGGGAAATGTAGCTATCGATCAGATCGATTAAACGGCGACGTGGGGAGGAGAAGAAGCTCATCTGGGTATTCCTTCCATGTGGTGATCGTCACCCAAAGGCCGGTTTCGATGCCTTTGGTGTAGCGGTAAATAATTGGCTCGGGTTTGGCCATGAATTGGGGGGTGTCATCTGGTACAAGGCCGTATTCGACGAGGCCATCACAGATAGGTTTCAGCGTGGAGACTAGGTTGTCGGTGTCGCGGCGTCGGTTATCGCGTGGAACGTAGTGGAGCTGCACCCTAGAAAAGCGATTGTTGATATCGATGTGGGCTGTGGCTGCTAGGGAGGCCACAGCTTGACGAATCGCCTTGATCTTTTTTGCCTTTGCCATCCGTGCACCCGGTGTCTGCCCGCCCTGATTCATTGACAGCGGCGGCGCTGTCCACGGCAGCCTGATAGTCGCCTCGGCAGTTGGTGCAATAGCCGCGGGCGTAGTGCATGACCCACCCCTCGGGCAGAGACTCCGCCGGGTTGCGCGTCCAAGCCCCCATCGGCTTTCCGCATGATTTACATTGGTCACCGATCTTTGGCCTTTCGATATGGTCGTGGTATGTGGGGACTGGCACACCTGCTATTTCTGCTAGTTGCTGTGCTGTCCACACATCCCCTGTGCAGAGAACCCCCGCTTGGATCACTCCAGTAGCGGGGCGCGTAAAGTTCCGGTCGAGGGAGTCACCGGCGTGAAGCGCGTCCTTGGCGCATTTCGTGAGGATTGGGCAGGCACGGCAGGCGCGTTTAGCTGCCTCTGCCTGCGGTGATCCTATGCGGGGGTTCGTGAACTGCTTTGGTTTTCTGTGGCATGGCACGGCCCAAACCGGGTGTGGGGATTTGCGGGGTTTGAATCGTGATGTCATACCGTTTTTCTATGATTTAGGTAAAGAATTTTATTGAGGCTTCCAGCTGGTGTAGTAGCGCTGTGGCCTCGGCTTTTGTGAGATCCGTTTCACCGTGCTCGGTGGTGAGCACGATGCATTGGAAGCCGTCTGTTGGATCCTCAAAGTGGTTTGCGGTTGCTTGCACGGTGTCCTCCCTGGTCGGTTCGATCAATTCCACATATTTTAGAACACTCGTGCGAACAAGTACCCCTTTTTGTAGTGCACGCCATTAGAACGGCGGCTCAGCATTCCTCATAGGACCATCAGCTGGGGCACTAGACCAAGGGTCATTCTGCTGGCCACCACCCTGATTCTGCTGCACGGAGAAAGCACCCCCGTTGCCAAACGTGTTCGAACCAACACCGGAACGCTCATTACGCATCACCTGCGCTGTGGCGAATGTCAGATCAGGGCCGATAGAATCGACCAGCATCGTCATAACCTGAGATACCCCCTGGTTCGACTGCCACTCCTCTAGGCGCATATTTCCCGAGATAATCACACGATCCCCCTTCGATAGGGAGTTCGCTAGATTCTCAGCCATACGGCCGAAGGCGGTGCACTGGATCCACACTGTGGGGCCGTCGAAATACTGGCCCGTGGCATCCTTTTGGCGCTCTGACCAGCTCACAGAGAATTTAGCGTAGCTCTTCCCCCCATTCTGCGACTGCTTCAGTTCAGGGTCTTTGCCAAGATTGCCGACGATGGTGGTATGGGCCATTAGTTCTTGATCTCCAGATCTATGCGGGTGCTGTAGATGATTGATGAGAGGGTGGGGAATACCGGTGCGACTCTGACGAGTTGCGAGCCATCGGCCTTCATCATCGCGGCTACCAAGAGTCCGTCGAATGACTGTGGACGGTGGCCGTCAAGGTGACGATCTACGAGGCGTTGGCAGTAGTCATGGTCATCGAGGGTGAGTTTTTCTTTTGCCATGACTAGCTCCACATCGCGACCATCATGAGGACGAGGTAGAAGGTTGCGATCCCCGCAAATACGGTGGATGCATCGTAGACCCATTCAGCAATCTTGCGGGCGCGTGTTTCTTCCCGGTAGACACCGACGGCGACTGCTAGCTCTGTGAGTTCTTTGATTTCTTCCGACATTTCGTGTTCCTTTTTTTGGTTTTTGATCCGTTGCGGCGGATCGTGACAAGACTCAATATAGTACGCATAGTGCATTTTGTAAAGTCATTTTTACCTTTGTCATGTTTTATGCAGTTCACAGCATATTTACCGTGGGCCGCAACACGGGCAGCCCACGAGAAAACGCACAATCTTTTACCATCTGGTGCGCACTAGCGGCAGTGGAGTTTCCCACCCAAAGCCATGCGCTTCATGTGGGGGATCCTCCGAGTCTCCCCACGCTCCATGCAGGGGTCGCCGGCGGTAGCACCACAAGCGGTGCAGCGCACCTTGATCGCAAACTGGTACGCGGCCTGGTTCAGATCCGCCCCCACCAGTCGCGCAGGCTGCGGTGCAGTGAGTTCACCACGCACCGGTTTATCGAGGCGCATACGCTTAGCCTCGGCGAAGATCGCCGCGAGCTTCATCCGAGGAGGCTCACCATCACGCATGAAGCGGCGCTGTAGTGCCTCGATCAGCTCCTCACGGGTATAGCTGCTGCGGGCGATGGCAGCAGCCCACTCTGCAAGCACGATCTTCGAGGGGGCTGGTGCCGTGGAATCGTAGGCAGCTAGCCTGCCGATCAGCTCCGCGGCGATCTCGGCATGCTCTTTTGTGAAATTCACGCTCATAGCCCATTCTCCGCCGTGATCTCATTCATCATCTGCACGAGTGTGGCGGCGCGTGCGTCAGCCCCCTGCAAGCCGCCCTGTGCGACACCGTGGCGGTCTGAACCGTAGCGGCTGGGTTGTTTGCCCGCCTTGCGGATCCAATTCCGCCACGTGGCGTTCCAGTCACGCTTCCGACCACGAGCACCAGGCACCCCACGCCAGTAGTCCACGAATACCTGATGCTCCTGCCAGAGGTTCAGGTGAGGGAACTCGGCCTGCATCGCGTTGATCACCTCACGATCAGGCTCCCAACCATCGGGGAGGAAGCATCCGCGACTCGATGCTGGCGCAGCCTTCGCAGGTGCAGCCGGCTCGATGATAGCCAGCTCCCCCGTTGGCCCGTCGCCCCCCTTGGGGGCAGAAACACCCGTAGGGGGTTTCGGGGGATTTTTTTTAGTTTTTATTGTTCTTATTAAGGGGGTCAAATTTGTACACTCGGTTTTACCTGCGGAAACACCCTGTTTCTGCTGGTCATCACCGTTGCTCAAATTTGTACACACGGTGCCACCTGCGGATTCGCCTTGTTTCTGCTGGTCATCACCGTTGCTCAAATTTGTACACACGGTATCGGCTGGTTTTCCAGCCTTTCGTGGTGCACGTGACCCCGGTGCAGGCTCCGAAAAGATCGTGTACTCAACAACGTTGAATCGTCCATCAGAGCCTTTCGACTGCGAACGCACGAGGTATCCAGCATCCTCCAGCTCCTCCAGGGCACGCCGGATAGTCCCCGCCGATACCTCCAGTGCCTCCGCGATCCGATCACGGGTGAGCTGCCACCCCGACCGACACGACATCAGATAGCCGTAGATGGCCTTAGCGCGGAAAGACAAGTCGGCGCGCTGGAAAACGTCGTTGGAGATCATCGTGAAGCGATCCTCCAGCCGTGGACCATGGCGTAGTGTGATCATCGCTGCACCTCCCATCCACCATCAGCGTCGTACATCACCATGGCACCACGCCGTAGCACTGGCACCTGTTCTGGTGCGTCACAGTGCCGCGACACGGATAATCCGTAGTGCTTGGCTGCGCGATCATTCGCATGAATCCACAGATGACAGGGCACACAGATCCCCACCAGATTCCACACCGTATGCCCACCACCACGGGATCGGAAAAGGCGATGGTGCAGTGCACCTACACGGCCAGTACACCCCGCCTCGGGTACACCCGCCTCACACCTAAAGCCACTCCTTGTCAGCACCTTAGCTCTCACAGCGGGGGGAATATGAAGCTCACGTTTAGCCATGATTCTCCACCCCCTTGCGTGACCACCAAGGACGATGGCCGAGGTGAAAACCTCGACCAGTAGGGCACTTATACACCCCCACATCCGCGGGTGTTTGACGGCGCGCATGCCGCGCATCAGCCCGCGTATCATACAAACGCTTTGGGCGACCATCGGAAGAAACGCACTGGTCGCACGTCGTCCACATGATCACATCTTTACTTTTTCTGCTCATGTTTTTCGTGTTCCTCTCACCCATTGCGGTGGGCGCATAAAAAGAATCGGGAGGCCAGATTAAGGCCTCCCGATGATTGGTCAGTAAGCCTCACCCCACTACTGTGGGATCAGCTCACCCTCTATGACCTCGCCTGCGGTTTCCACACCATCCAAAGGCAGCGGGTTCCCAGCGGGGTCGGTCTGCTGGCGGGTCGATGATTCCGGGCTGCTATCACCAGCCTGCTGCTGGTCGATCAAAGCACGACACTTCTTACCAGCTGCGGCAGCCATCGCCTTACTCTCCTCATCTCCAGCCTCGTTACACACTCGCCACAGTCGGGTCAGGCCATCCACATCGAGGGCTTCGAGGAGGCGATTGCATTCCTCACGAATATCCGCGACAGGTGCCACAAAGGTGGATTTATCGGCGGTAGCATCGATCCCCATCCCCGCCAGCAGCTTTCCGATACTAAAACCGTCAATGATCATCTCACCACCGGGTGCGAGCTGCAGTTTCGTGGAAGCAACCTTCGTCAAAGTCCACGTTCGCGGCTGTCGTGCCTGCACCACAGCCTGCGCATGATACGGCAAATTCTTCTCCGCCTTGACTTTCCACGTTTTCTCACCGGTGGGCTTACCACCATCCATCAGAGTGACGTTATCGAGCCGTGAAGTGAGAATCGACGGCCCACGGAATGCCCGAACCGCGTTCAGCAGCGTAGCGTGACGGTCCTTAGCGATGTTCCATAGGTCCATGGTGATCTGGGCATCACCATTGGCATCACGGCGCGCATTACGGCGCTTATTGGCGACGAGCTGTACCTCGTCCTGTAGGAGCGTCCATACCTCGGTCATCGAGTCGATGATCAGGAGATTCGCCTTATCCTCGGCTGGTTCCTGTGTACTAGCCCACCGCACCGCGGCGAGGATGTCGTTAAAGGTTCCATTGTGCTCAATGATTTCAAAATCTGCCCCTGGCACGGCTCCATATTCATCGGCCATACGCTCCCCGACCTCGATGAAAAAGGCACGGTCGATCAGGGGTAGGCCTGTGGCCTCCACCGCAGACCAGGTTTTTCCACTACCCTCGACACCTGCCAGTAGTATTATTGGGAAAGATGGGCGGCCGGTAGGCTTGCGGGTCACAAAATTAGCCATTGATCTCACCCTTTGCCCCCTCCTCGATAGCGAGAACCTCTGTCAGGGAGCCAACCATATTCTCCGCTACCTCGGTTGCGACTGCGTTAGGTCGGACTGTGCAAATGCCGTCCTTTTCTGTGATCTCCCACCCAGGTGCGACATCCCCCGTGGCCTCCCACTTTTTCACAACCTCAGCGGCACGTTTCTTATGCGCCGCCTCAGTTGGACGCCATTTCAGCAGCTCAGGGGCGCACTCTGCTACGACATCGACGATCTTGTCGTAGTCGCGTTGGTCGATGTACATTTCGATGTCATCGGCCTCGAAATCGGCCATGGCGAGGTCTAGCGACTTGATTTTTGCCCCCGCTTTGGGGAAGGACTTGCTGACGGTGCCGATCTTCACGCCGCGCTCATTCGTGACGGATAAGGATTCGCCTTTGCCGAGAGAATCAGCGAGTTCTGCTTGCTCTTCTTTGCTCACACCCACAAGGAGTTTGAGCACTGCTTTTTGCATCACGAGGCGTTCGAGTCGCCGTGGTGACTTTGGGCCAGTAATATGATAGTCTTGTGTAGTCATGGTTTTCGTGTTCCTTTACTGAAGATCTTGACAGCCCTCTCATACACTTTGCGGAGTTGAGGGGGCATTTCTATTGTCTGATATCGTCCGTGTATTCTGGGGCGCTTTTCACCGCATCGAGAAGATCATCTGCGGTTATGAGGATGGTGCGGTGGCCATGCCGGTAGCCGGTAAGTTTTCCCGAGTTCATCCATGCCATGATCGTCTTTTTTGATACCCCGACAGCTTCGGAGGCTTGATCGGGTGTGTATGCGACGCGTTGCGGCGCGATCACATCTGTCACATCGTGTTCCTTTCTTGCGTACCTTGTGCGTACTATCTGAACTTTACACACTGTGCCCTGCAATTGCAACCCGCTAGGGTATCCATTTTCCCTAACAGGGCGCCCATAGGGCACAATAGGTATATGCGCACTAGTACGCACCATGCGGTATAATCAAATCAACCCCACTTTTACCCCCCACCAGGAGTCGGCATGAATAAATCACCGATCTACCAATGGCCCGCCGGCCGCCTACTACAGGCAGCCAGAGAGCAAAAAGGCCTATCAATGCGCGCCGCCGCAAAAATCGCAGGGATATCAGAATCACGCTGGCGTCAAATCGAATGCGGCTGGAAAAAGACAAACGGCGAACTCATCGAAACCCGCCCCACCCCACTCAACCTCGTCAAATGCGCAAAAGCAGTCGGCGCAGCGCCAGACGAGCTACTCGTGGCCGCCGGCATGAAAAGCGCAGTGACCACGAGCGCCACCAGGGACGATCTACATGCTGTCGTAGACACGCTGACTCCAGCTGAAGTCACCGCTGTTCTCGGGTTCATAGCCGGCATCCAGACAGAGCAAGCCACCCACCTTGTCTGA